TCATCCCGTTTTTCTCCTCAAGATGGTCAGAGCCGGTCCTCGCGAATCGGTGGCCGACACTTTATTTGCCGCCTCAATCAACTGCTCAAGCTCTGCGGTAGAATAGTGGCTCGTAACGCTGCCATTCTTGTGCCCCAAGAGCGCCTTCCGATCCTCCAGTGTCACGCCCGCTGCACGAAGCCTTCTGCCAAAGGTGTGTTTGAGGTCGTGAATCCTGATCGATCTGAACCCAGGGTGTGCTGGTGACTTGTGTTCCATCTCCCACTTCGCCGCCGCTCTCACCCTGGCCTTCTTCCACGCTGTGTCATTCATCCGGTGCATCGGGGTTGGTCCGTACTCGTCCGACTGCCCATACGGGAAGACATACTTCGAATGCAGGCCGCGCTGTCCATCGATGACCGACATCGCCACCTTGTTCAGCACCACCAACCTTTCATCGCCATTCTTCACGCCAGACTTTTCACTCCTCCCGCCAAAGTCAGCAGGAATCAGGAACACACTCGTTCCCAGTTCCGGCACTCGGATTTCCCAATCCCACTGAAGCTTGCAGACTTCCTGCTCCCGGCAACCCGTGTTCACCTTGTAGAGCGACATCCTCAACAGGTGGTCAGGGATTTCCGAGAACAACACCGACTGCTCTGCCCATGACATGGGGTAGGGCTTCCTGCTCGACTTCCTTTCCTCCAGCATCGAGATCATCGGCACGCTATCCAGCCACGGCCGTTTCTCTGCGTCTCGCCACTTCCTGTGGCACAGGTTCAAGATCCGAACGATTCGCTGTAAGGCGATGTTCACCGTGCGGTTCGAAACGCCTGGCTTCACCTTCCCCTTTTCGTTATTCGTCGGCTTCTGCCTGTCGCGCTTGAAAGCCGCCAGTGTTCCGTCATCTATATGGGTGATCGGCAGATCCCCGATGTACGGATCCAGCTGTTCAATGTGTGATGCTGACAGGCCAATCGACGCCTGATCCTTGAACTCAACCAGGAACCGCGTCGCTGCCTCACGCCAGGTTCGCACCTGGCGCACACCGTAGACCTTTTCCTGCCTGAGCTTTTCCAGCCGGTGAATCAGGTACTGCTCCGCTTCCTGCCTTTCGCTTGCTCCAGTGCTTTCCTGAAGTCGCTGACCTCTGACGACCTTGTCGATGTGCCAGATTCCGTTTCTCTCGTAGAGACCGGAGATCGTTTTTCGCGCCATTTATTGACTCCTTGGCGCCCACTGCGGGGCTGATTGTTGTCCTGATTGGCCGCTTTATCAATTGCCATGGACTCGACGTAGGCGTCTGCCCACTGGTCCAACTCGACCCGGTCGAAGCCGACGCCCTGCTTCCCGATCGGGAATTCGCGTACGTTCGGCCGGACTGTTTTGTTGAATTCGTCCCGGCACATGCCGAGGTAGCCGTATGCTTCCCCGGCGCGAATGAAGCGCGGGAGGATGGGCGCGACCTGGGCCGCGCTGCGATTTGACATAGGAGTTCTCCATGCCGCGCGTGGCGGCAGAAGGTGGTGATGGTTCAGGGTTTAAATTCTTCGGCAGGGCACAGCTTTCGCGCGTAATCGAGCAGATCGGCGGACCAGTCGAGGCCGACGCCGTCGTCGAAGGCGAAAAGCATTCCCGCGAGGGCTTTGCGCAGGTTTTCTTTTTCTTCGGTCAGGCTGGTTGCCAGCACTCGCAAACGCTCCGCTTCGTCTTTCTCTTGCTCAGCCAGGATCTCGAAGTGTTCGGCTGGCTCCCAAGGGGAAGGAATCACCTCAGAAACCCATTCAGTCCAAAACTCGACGTTTTCACCGCGGGCTACCTTGGATTCTTTCCACTTCACACCTGCATCGCGGAGGCTTTGCGCAGCCTGTTCAGCCTCTTCTTTGCTCAGGCAGGCATAAACTTCACCCGGGCCGACACTGTGCATAGCCCAAAGCTCAACCTTTGGCTCCGCCATTGCCTGTCGGAACGCGCAGACCTCCTGACAGAGCGAGGGGCCGCCTTGGGCAATATCTGGATGGCTCTCCAACAAGGCCAGCGCTCGCTCGACCGTGCCGCGATCGAGGCTCACCACTTCGGCGGCCGGCGGAGGCGGCGCCGTCAAGGCTTCAATGATTCGTTCTATTCCGGACATGCGAATTCCTCGCCCGCCGTACACCGGCAGGCTGTTGAGTAGGGGGAGGGGTTACTGCTGGATGAGTTCGGCGGGGACTTTGACCGTGGCGCCGCGCTTGGCAAACACCACGGCGCGGAACACTGCGATGGTCCGGTTTTCGCCGGGCTGCCGGTTGAGCGGGTCGTTGGTCATGTCGGCTAGCCAAGGGTGACGATGGCCAACATCGACCCAGACGCCGTACTTCGTGATCAGTTGCTCGGCGTCGGGCAGGGCGAAGAGTTGCAGTTGCCCAGTGCCGGGCTGCTGATCACCCTCGATTGCGTTGATTGCCCAGTCCAGCGCCGGGCCGGTCAGTTCCTCGGTGCGGACGCTGACCATGCGGTTCATCGCTCGCGCCTCTGGAAGTCAGTGCAGCGCACGATCACAGTCTGGCCGTCGTTCGAAAGAGGCGGCATGGTGCTGAATGGAAGGTGGCTGCAATTGCGGTGGGCGTGGGTGCAGGTGGCGCACATGCCGCCTTTGGGTTGATGGGTCATCGCCACGGCCCTCGGTGGATGTGCTGGAGCATGAACAGGGTGGCGAGGATCATAGTAGGTGCGCTCCTGCTTCGAGTAGGCCGTCGCGGTCTTCGCGCAGGCGCTGGTTCTCAGCGATCAGTGCCAGCACCGCCTCGGGCGAGCACTCCTTGAGGAACTGCTCATCAAGGTGCAAAAAGCCGGCATCCTCGATCATCCCAGCCCAACCGTGCGAACGGATGACTTCGTCTCGGCAGCGTTCGGCCAGCTCTTTCAGTTTTGAATGGTCGCTCATGAGGTCACCTGCTTGAACTCGACGACCCAGACCCACGGGTTGGCCTCCCAGTCGCCGCCGGTGGACTTCCACAGGTCGCGAAAGGCGCCAGTGGCCGTACCGAAAGCGTTCTCGCTGTCGTCGTGAGCGAACCAGCGGTTAATCAGCTCCACTCGCCGAACCCCTTCGGCCTTGGCCTGCTCCTCACTGATGTCCTGCAAGCGCTCGACGCGCACGTCGGTGATCTCCAGCAGGATGCGACAGGCCCAGCGCGGCATGTGGATGCTTGGCTTCCAGACTGGCTGATCGGCTTCATATGGGGTTAGCCCGTCGGCTGCGTACACCAGCGTGCCGTCGTCGCGCGCCTCGCTCACATCCAAGTCGTCCGGCTTGAGGTAAGGACCGCGCATGACCTCGCTGTGATCGCAGTACCAGGTCTCGCGCACCCACAGCCGGTCGCCGGGCTTGCCGAATGGACAGCAATGCCTGGAGAAGTTGCGGGTGGTCTCACGATTGTCAGATCCGCAGCCGAACAGATGACCTTTCCACGAAAAGCCCGAGCCTTCGGTTAGCACTGGCTGCGGATTGACCGCCCTCCGCGTGACAGTCTTCCGCCCATCCAGAATGGCGCGCACCATCGGGGCCGAGAACAGGATCGGCCGTTCTTTCGGTTGTTGTGAGGTAGCCATCAGCAGTCCGTCCAGTTGAGCTGTTTGATGTAGTCGCCGCCCGAGCACAGATGCTCGTCATTGATCGCCTCAATCTCCTTGATGTCGGCGAGAACTGCTTTCGCACGCTCAAGGGCGAGTTCGGCGTGCCCAAGCTGGTGCCGCTTGCGCGCCTTGTAGGAGGAGAGCGCTTTTTCTTTATCTGGGTACGCGAATCGCCGCCACGAATCCTTCGACACCCGTTTTGCATCCTTGAAGGTCTTACCTGTAGCCGCCTGCCTCGCCCGAGCCCAGCCTTCCGATCCTTCCGGAACGATCCAGTAGCAGTGTTCGCTTTCCCGGATCACAACGAATTTTCGGCAGACGATAGTTACGCCTTCCGGGCCGATGTGGTCGACGTATCTAAAGTGGTCCGGCCCTGTGTGTTTCTTTTCTTCAGACATGACTTCGTCCTTGCCGCTATAGCGGCTGACTTTGAAGGGGGAGGGGGTTACTGCGGAGCGACTGAAGCTCGGTGGGCTGCAATGAGCTTTTCTCGTTCCGCCTCGGCTCTCGGCCTGTCACACTCATGACAAATGGTGTTGCTGGCCGGAACCTTGCGGAATCGAGTCACCTCGATGGCGTGCCCGCATTCAAGGACGATGGCGCGATGGCGCTCTCGGTGTATGACAGATTTCTCTGTGTTCTTGGTCTTTGTCGACTTCACGACCCTATCGACCTCAATCCATGTTTCGCCAACGATCTTTCGGCGCGCATATGGGAATGTTTCAATTTTTTCTGCGGGCATGTGGCGTCCTATGCCGGGGCATCCCCGGGCGGTGGAGTGGGTTACGCGGCTGATGCGGAGAGAATCACAACCGATACGCTGGTGCCGGCGAATTCGTTGCTGTAGACCTGAGACCACTCATGGTTAAGGCCTGGCAGCACGTCTTTGCTCTTGGCGCTGGCTGGCAGCACCGCAACGAGTCGACCGCCAGGCTTGAGCATCGATGCAGCGCGCTCAATGTGAGCCTGCCAGCGGCCTTCGCTGTAAGGTGGATTCATGACGATTCGGTCGTACTTGCCGGTAATCTGCCATTTCAGGAAGTCGGCACATTCGACGTAGTGACCTTTGGCCTTGAGCACTTCGCAGTGCAGCTCGCTGATTTCAACGCAAACCGTCTTCGCTTTTGGCATCAGGTCGGCCAATCCACCCATGCCGGCGCTTGGCTCAAGGCAGTTGTGATCAGGTTCGATCTGTGCCAGCTCCACGGCTGCTGCCGCAACGTTTTCGGGTGTCGGGTAGAACTGGTGAGCTTTCTGGTCGGGAATGCAACCGCTGGAGATTATTTCGTCCAGGGCAGAGCGCGGGTTGAAATCGAACTCGAACCAAGAGTGCCCGCTTGCCGCGCGCTTAACTCCGCCAATCATAGCCAGAACCTTCTCAGCTTCTGCCTGGGTGATAGCGCTGTGCCGGTCATAACCGAACTGCAGGGCGTTTACGTTATCTGTCAGGGGCTCGCGCGGCGGATTCCATCGATCTACCTGCACCGGCGTACAAGGCTGCGGCTTCATGCCTGCCAGCGCATTGACCACCGTGAATGGCAGGGGTCGACCAACCATCTGAAACACCTTGGTTCGGCGCGCGGGCTTTGTGCGGAAACTAGCGGGAATTGCTGTAGGGTAGATGCTGGCCAGCACCGAATTAAGACGCCAGGCCATGTCCGGATGAATCTCGATGTGCGCTGTGCCCTTCTTGTAAAGCCGGATCTTCAGTGCGTGCCCATCCACCGAATGCCACTGGCCGGTGTTGCGGCGCAGGATATCCAGAAGAGGGCCGGTGCTTCCGTGCCCTGGCTCCTCCCGCCCCATGAACTTTGCAATGATGCAGCGAAGATCGTTCAGGTAACCCGCCCGGTCGTGGTCCACTGTGTCGTAGTAGGTCAACATTCTCGCCACGATCATCCGCTTGCCGAAAGCCGACGGGGAATTCGTGACGTGCTCGCCCGAAAGCGCCTGGAATATCCCGTCTACCCGTTCAGCGAAGAACTTGGTGCGAGCCGCAAGCAACTCGCTCAAGGTAGCCCGCACCGTGCTTTCTTCAAAGTCTGGCGCTTTGTGCTCGCGGATCTGCTCGTTCCATTCGTTCCGGCGGTTCTGAGGCATTGCGTCGTAAACGTCTGTTAGGGCCAGGGCTTCGCCCCAGTACGACGAATTAAGTGATGCGATAGCGCCTGGCAGCTGGAATAGGCGCTCAACTGAGATTGTTCCGTGCCGCCCGTTTTCGCCATTTCCATCAAGGAAGTAGTTCAGCGCGCCCGCCTTGCCACCAGCAATCACATAGTCATGAAGCGCTTCGATATTCCTTCGGGTCGAATCGTATCGGCCTAGCAGGCTATCAATGGCATCGCCCGACATCGGAGCGAAGAACTCAGCCACATCCTCGACAATCTCCCCGTATGCCGGGGTAGCTACTGCGTTCATATCAAATTCCAGTCAGGCGCACTTCTCCGATACCGGATGAGGTGGCGCAGATGAGTTAAGTGGGGTATTACGGGTGACCGGCGAGTGCCAGTTATTCGTCGTGACAGATGCGCAGGGCTTCGCGGTTGTAGGCGAGCTCAAGTTTTGCGCGGCACGAATCGGATATGCTGATTTTGTGTCGCGGAATTGAAAGCAAAGGCAGCGCACCACCCGGGCCAAGCCCATGCAGATGGTGAATCATCAGCGTGATCGCCTCACCCTGTTCCTCGATGCCGCTCCAAGCCATCAGCTCAGCCAGCGCTTGGCGAGTACCGGCCATGCAATGCAGTCTGATTTCTTCCTCGCCGCGAGTCTTTCGCCTCGCCGCAGTCTTTGCCGATCGTTCTTTCTGCGCGGCTGCCATGGCCTACCTCTTCAATTCCGCTGGCCGGCAAGTCCAGCCAGGTCTGTCGTTTGCGTTGTTGGGGTCTGGAACGTCTCAAGCTGCTACCTTCACCTGATGCCAGGCGCCGGCGGCGTAGAACAGCTTCGCGGCTTCGGCTTCATCCATCGAAACCTCGTCAGGAATGGCGATCCAGCCTGACGCGACCAGGTGGGTAGGGTTCGCGCTGTTGCGCAGCTCCAGGTAGTAATGCTCGATCGCATCAGTGAGGCGCTCGACCTTGTAGATGCCCTCGGGCGAGATCTCCACCGACTTGATGTACTCGGCGCCTCGCTCGTCGCGACACATGGCGCCGATGTAGATCGTCCAGTGGTAGGAGAAGTCGAATATTGCGTTGGCGATCGCCAGACTGCGGATCTGCTTGCAGCTCTTCCAGTTCGCCATGATCTGGCTGCCGCTGGGATCGATGTTCACGACCGCGACGTGGTTGGTGCGCAGCAGCGCCCGGCAACTGCGTTCAGCACGGGCGAAACCGTTGTTGGGTTTGCGTTTCGACTTCATATCGCGTCCGCCATTTTGCGCAGAGCCCTGCGGTCGGCGGCCGATATCGGCTTCGGGCGCCGCTTGAGGACCGTTTCAGGGTCTATTTTCTTCGAGCGGGGCGGTGGGAGCGGATTGCGCGGCGGGCTTTTCAGTTGGTCTATCCGCCCGCCGGCGGCCAGGTACTGCGCGATTCTCACAGAGATCGATTCGGCGTCCGGCCGATGCTGCTCGACGAGGTTGAGGTGGTTGCTGATCATGCTGCGATCCCCAATACCAAGTTCATGCGATCCTCGAGGATCTCGTAGAAGGTTTTCACTCGCTCCGAGAGCTTGCGGATCATTGCTTCGTCGCGGTAGGCGCGCTTGATGAACAGCGGCATTCCCGGCCAGTAGCAAACGAAGTCGATCCACTCGCGCTCCGACACCCACAGTCCACCCTGGCATTGGGCGATGTGCTCTTTCGGGATCTCGCCTCCGAGAATTACTTCGACCTGCAGCTTCGGCAGCTTTGTTTTGATTTCGGTGAGTCCGTTGGCGCCGATCAAGGAGTCTGGCGAGTACCCGATCCCGTGGTTCAGAATGATCCCCACCTGATCGGACTTCACGTCCTCGCGAGATTCGTAAAGTCCGCGCGCGATACCTTCGTATTCATGGCCGCGTTCTGTATGGCGGTTGCCTTGAAAGGGGTCGGCCGCTTCGCCAGTGATGCGCTCGCCAATCAGCGTGTTCATGTAGGTGAAGGCCCCAGCGCCGAAGCCTGCTTCACCTTTGCCATTCACCAGCAAGCTGTCGAGCTCCGAGCAAGTAACGATGCCGAGGCGTAGATCCAGCCATTCTTTGGTTCCTTGCTCAACGTTACTGATGATCTGCATTGTCTGCCTCCGCCTTCTCGGCCGATTTGGTGAGCTGACCCAGCACTTTGTCGAAGTCTGCCTTGCTGACATCGGCGGTCGTTCCATACAACCCTGCAAAGGCGCCTTGAGCTTTGGCGCTGCATTTGTCCAGCAATGCTTGAATCTGCTTGGCCTGAATTGTCGTCACAGTCGCGGTTGGCACTGCTGCATGCCCATCGTCGTCCTCGCCGCGAGTCGTCAGATTCAGCAGCGCCGACATCACGTAGCGTTTGCCGTAGCTTGTGGAAGAGCCCACCGCCTGTACCGCGTTCTTGCTGCCGCTGGTGTCGAGCGGGAGGAGCATGGTGGTGCTTTCCCGGTGGCCCGCGCGGTGCATGAGAATGCCTGTAACGCTCAGCCCGGCGGCGACGTTCTCGACCTTGAAGGTGATGGCAAATCCGTGTGTCTGCATGATTGGCTTGATGACGTCGTTGATGTCCTCGAACGTTGCGTAATCGCTGCGCTTTTGGCCGTTAACAACGATGGCCCCGCGCTCGGCAATACTCGGGATATCGCTTTGCATGGCTGCCATGGCGGCGTTGAATTCCGCCTCAGCATCGCGCGCCTGCATCCGCTCATGCATGGCCATCAGGCGCTCAAGCTTGTCGATGTCACAGGAGGGGTCTGCAGCAGCTCGACTGATTACCGCCATGATGTTCGTTTCATTGGAGATCGGCGCAACGACTTGGCGGCGCTGCTCCGGCATGATGATTTCGGTAGACATGGCGACCTCAGTAGCTGATTGAAATGGCGGGGATCTTGCGCTGGGCGATCAGGGTGATTGCCTGCTTGGCGCATTCCTCGGTCATGCCGCCTTCGATGAAGGCTTCCAGAGCGGCGCGGTTGATCTGCTTTTTGTGTTCCAGGTCGGCCTCTCGCGCCTGCTGCTGGCGAACGATTTCGGCAGCCGCTGCATCGGCGCGGCGGCGCTCATCGGCACGCGCTTGTTCTGCGGCCTGTTCGGCACGTTTCGCTGCGGCTTGGCGCTCCTGTTCGGCACGCTGTTCGGCGGCGATCCGCTCTTGCTCGGCTCGTTGTTCGGCAGCGATGCGATTGGCTTCTGCCTGGGCAGCGGCTCGCTCGGCCTGCTCTGCCTGCAATTGAAGTTGTAGGCGCTGGCGCTCGGCTTCTGCCTCAGCGTCGCGGGCCGATTGCTCGGCGGCGCGCTGCGCAGCGGCAGCCTGATCAAGCAAATCCTGCTCGCGGCGGGCAGCAGCGTCTCGTTCGGCTTGGGCGCGCTGCTCAGCTTCTCGGCGGGTACGCTCTTCAGCTTCCCGGGCGATCTGCGCATCACGGTCACGCTGCGCCTGTGCTTCGGCTTCGGCGCGCAATCGGATCAGCTCGGCCTGTTCAGCCTCGTAGCGCGCTCGCTCTGTGTGCAGGGTGCGCAACTTGATCAGCGTCTGGTCTTTCACCTGAGCGGCTTCGGCCAAGAACTCTTCCCAGCTATCGCCCATTTCGAGCAGTTCGAGTTCGGCGATGATGTTGGCCAAGTGTTCGGCCGTTGGCGCCGCTTCGAAGATGGCCAGGTCCTTGATGCGCTGAATCTCGTTGTTGTGCCTGTTGATCCGTTCATCTTCGGCAGCCTGCCAATCGTCCAGAGGCTTCCTTACTTCCTTCTGCCAGCTTTCGAGTGTGTCCCACACGCGCTTGCGCTCAGCGTCAATCAGCTTCGGGATTTCCTTTTGTTTGGCGGAAATCTCTTTCCCTACCGCCTCAAGCGCGGTTTTCGATTTTGCGATCTGGTGCGCCATCGAAGCATATGCCTCGCGCCCTTTGCGCGTCTTGAGGTCAGGTAGCACCTTTTTGAACTCGTCGACCTTAGCTCGAACCTGATCAAGCCATGGATCGAGACCGTTCGGCTTGCTATAGACGGCCAGGGCAGTTTCTGCGGGCGGCACTGTGGCCAGTTCAGTGTTTGCGGACACGGGGAATCCTTGCCGCGACGTACGCAGCGCTTGAAGTTGAAAGCCAGGAGGTGATGCGGTCGGCTAGTGCGCTGAGCAACATCAGGAAGGTGCAGACGGATAGGGCAGAGAAGGAGCCGCGCCAGATGAGTAAGCGCCGGGTGCGCTGACGGGCGGTCACAACTCGGCCAGTCGGCCCCTGAGATCGATCCCCCAGTCGCCTTCCATGAATGCTGAGTTATCGCGGGAATGGAGCGGCCAGTCGCCCTTGACTGGGTTATCAAGCTCGCAGACGAGCGTTTCGCGCGGTCGCTTGAGAATCCGGTCCAGCTCTTCAACCTGCTCATCGATCAGGCTTCTTATCGGTGCAGTGCTCATGCGGCGGCTCCTTTCAGAAGTTCGACATACCGGGTCATTTCCAGCGCCCGGATTTGCTTGAGATAGTCGTCTCGCTCGGTGTCAACGATCGCGTCAAGCCTTGAAGCCATGAATACGGCCATGCGCGAGACAGAGGCCGCCTCAACCGGAAACGACGTGGTGGGGATGATCGCTATCTCGGTTTCGATCATCTGCACTGCAGCTTCATGCTTGTTCATGCTGCCCACCGACCATTCTTGCGGCGCTGCTGGGTATCAATCTCTGCCCACAGCGCTGTCTCGATCTGCTTGCCGAACTGATTGGCCAGCACCGGCAGTTGATGCGGCTCAACATCCATCCGCACGCCGTCATCGTCGTAGCAGATAGCGGACTCGACTTTGAACTCTAGTTCGCGGCTGCCGCAGAAGTCCCAATCGCTATTCCAGCTATTAAAGCAGGGCGCGATGTTCTCGCAATGGGTCACCTCCACTTGGAGGACGAACCCTTCAACAATCACTTCGTAAGTCATGGTCGCCTCCAGAGTGGCGGGTCAGTCGTAATAGTCTTGGTCGGCCAGATACTCGGAATGCTCGTTTACAAGCCATTCCTCCATCGAGGCGATTTCGGATTCAGTCAGGTGACTGGTGTCGTCCTTCGTCTCCCACTCGATTTCGCAATGACCGAAGTACTCTTCAGGATCAGCAGCGCGACAGCTAAAATTTCCTTTCGATTGGGAAAAGGAAACAACGGTCAGGTTGATGGCAATATCCTCGCCATCCTTGACCGCCCAATATTGGTATGTGCGGGCCATGGCGACCTCCAGTGTTTGGGGTTAGGCGGCGCGCGGTTGGCGCCCGTGATTCGGGTGAAAGCCGAAGCTCAGTTCGGCAGACTTCCGTGCGGCCACTGCATCCAGCAAAGTGCCGAATGTGCCCAGGGTGATTAGGGTTCGATTTGCACGAATGCGAGCAGTGAAGTTGCCGTGCTTTGTATTGAACTGAATCCCAAGCACGCCGATTCGGTTTGCATCGCTTAGCGCAAGGTTTTTGTTGTTCTCTGCAGCCGTAACTGCCCGCAGATTTACAATTCGGTTGTCCAGTCTGTTGCCGTTGATGTGGTCAATTTGCATACCATCCAGCAGTTCGCCGTGATGAAGACACCAGATCACGCGGTGAACGTAGTACTGAACCTTGAACTTGTTCACGATTCGATAGCCATCAGGCCGAGGGCTGCCGGCTTCTTTGCCTTTGTTGAAACCGCCCGACCAAAGAAGTTGGCCGTTGGCGTAGCTGAAGTATTCGGCGAGCTGGTGCTCTTTAAGGCGCATACGCTCTCCTGCCATGAGGCTAAGTGCGTTTGTCGTGGGAAGGATGGGCGCAGATGGCCGGAGCTGACCCCGGCATGACTATTAGCGGCCTTAGTGACACCGGAGTTTCACCGGGGCGAAGGTTTCAGCCGCTTATTCTTGGACTCGCCGTGGCCATCTGGGCGCTTACTCACTCTACCGGCCACGATTCCCGCGATCCCTCAGGTCTTACACTTGCCCGTCAGCCCGGGCATTCATCTGCGTGTTGCGGTGATGCAGGTGGGCGGTTATAGGCCGCTGTTTCGTCCGCATCGGGGTGTGATCTACGACGGGTTTCGAAGCCCGCAACCACCACGGTTCCAACCTATGGGCATCCAGCCCTATTCCGGTCGGGGGTAGCTCTACCATTGAGCTACGCAGATCACACCCCGATGCGCTCTCATAGAGAGGATCGGGCAGTTAACGACAGGCTGTCGTGGCGCTGGTTGTTCAGTTGCGCGTATCCCACAGTGCCGCCATCTGTTCATGAGTTCCGGCGGTTGGCCCTGATGCACCGCAGGTGTCGCAGATCAGCGATATCGGCGTCTGTGTTCCGTCGTCAGCCACGTGCGTTATCTGGCTGAGCTTCACGCCCCTACACCAAGGGCAAGGACGCCTGCCGGTCACGCTGAACATCTGCATCTGTTGGGCGGCTTTTTGGGGTATCAACTCGCTCATTCACCCAATCCTCCCAGTCCTTTTTTTCGATCAGCAAGCCTTCGTATTCGTGTCCGCCGCAACTGTGGCAGTAAATGTGCGGCGTCTGCCCACCGAAAGAGGTGGTGTTGCCTGAGCTGCAGATCTTGCAGGCCATCGTCTTACCCTCACGCCTTGCCGTTGTTTTCGTGATACCCATAACGAAGCTCAGCTGACTTCTTCGAGCATGCGGCGCTGAAGAAATCGCCAAAGCAACCAAGGTGGATTTGCTTGTTCCTGTCGTAGGCTCGAGCGTGCCAGCATCCATCTCTGCTCTTCCAAGCAACGCCAGGTAAACCGCTCAACGAGTTTCGATACGCTCGTTTATTCCGATTGTTTTCCAGCTGTCCAACCATCCGAAGGTTTTCCCAACGGTTGTCACTTCGGATGTGGTTGATGTGGTCCATGTGTTCGGTGGGTAGCTCGCCAGTCATGTAGAGGTGAGCCAAGCGGTGAGCCAGATAACTTGCTCCATCAGCGAAGATCTTTACGTAGCCGGCGTTATGCTTGCTCCCTGCGATGTTTCCGGCTTTCCTCTTGCCGCTGCTTTGAAGGTTTACAAATACCCCAGTCAGCGGGTCATAGCTGAAAAGCTCTTTGAGTCGATCTTGAGTCAGCATCGCTTTCTCCAGTCCATCCGATTTCCAATGCCGCCTCATCGAAGCGGCATCAGTAAATCTTTGGTCTTTCTCCGCACCTGCTTACCAGGTCATTCACTCAGTTCGGTCAACACCTCGTCCGCCGTCGCAGTGGGCTGCGCGTGGGCAGGCTTTCGGGCCTGTCGGATCGCCGGTCGCCGGTAGAGGCAAGTGCGGTTTTGTTCATCGGTTTACTGACCTCCCACCGATGGAGCCGGGAGTGACCTAACCGGACTGGCCGGGTAGTCGTTCATGGCGCTGGTTGTTAAAGAGCGGCGGGTCTGTTGAGGCCCTTCGCAGTGGCTGTGTGTCGCTGCGATGGATGAAATATGAACCAACAGTTCACATTAGGTCAAGTACCAAAAGTACATATTTTAAAAAAAGTACATATTCGATGAAATTTCACCGGTCGACGTTTTAGGGATTTACCGCTATGGATGGCTTCGCTATAGTCCCTCGAATACTGGATGCATATACAGCATGAGGAGGTGGAAATGGCTAAGCCGAAGAGACAGGAAAAACCAGCAGCGCGTCATGAAGTGAGCGGAATTGAAAGGCTCGGGCTGCGCGTGTCGTCGATGATCAACCACCCGCTAGCGCAGACTCAGCGCTGGGTAACGATCCATCGGCTCGACACGGACGGCGACCGGGAGTGGGAGGAGGTGATGGGTCTGCTTTCCGAGACGGACGGCATAGAGATGACGTTCAACGACGATGAGTCGGTGACGTTGAAGTGGGAGGCGAGTGCCGAAGAGGATCGGCCAGTAGAGGTTTTGGAGCCGGCGGAGGAGCCAGCGCCTTTCTGACAAACCTGCGACGATAATGTCTATTTGCCATCAACTCTGTACAATCGCGAACGGCCGAATCCCGGCCAAGCCAATGATGGCGATACGGAGTGGGTGAGCAGTGATGATTCTTCGGAAAGCGGTAGCGGTGGTGTCGGCATTCACACTGTTGGGTCTGGCAGGCTGCGCGAGCATTGTGAGTGACAGCAAGCCAGAGGTAGGGATCTACAGCACGCCAACAGCCGTGAAATACGAAATCGTAAATAGCCGGGGAATGGTCGTTGCTCGAGGCGTCACGCCTGGTCGGGTACTGCTAGAAAGTGGGCGAGGGTACTTCAAAGGCGAAGACTACAATGTGACCTTCCGTAAAGAAGGCCATCAGGACAGCACGGTGCCGCTCAAAACAACAGTCAACGGTTGGTATTGGGGCAACATCTTGTTCGGTGGCCTGATAGGCATGCTGATTGTGGATCCTCTCACTGGAGCCATGTACACGCTGCCAGATGACGTAACAGGAAACCCGATACCGCTCGCTACAGCACAGGCTTCCGCTCAGTAAAAAGATTAAAAGAAGCCCGGCGACTTGCCGGGCTTCTTATCGACGTGATCCGAGGCCTGTCCCTAAGCTTCGCATTGTCAGCATTACGCTCATCAAACCAGGTTGGCGTTCCACACTAGCAAAACTCGAGCCTGGATGAAAACGTCTTCAGCCCGGATCGTCTCCGGCGAATGCCGGGTGTTGTCAGAAATCATTTTAACTTGGCCGTCACCCATCCACTGCAAGCGCTTGATGTACAAGTGCCCATCCCATGAAAACATGTAGATCCCATCGCCAGCGAAATCGCGAATGCTGATGTCGACGAGTAGGGGGTCGCGATGCTTGATGGTGGGTGCCATGGACTGCCCCCAGCCGGTCACCATTTTCAGATGGTAGTGCTCGGTGAACTCAACGCCCATCTCGCGAAGATGCTGTGGACTGACCCTCACGTCCTGAAGCATCTCGGGATAGTCATGCGGGATTTGTCCGCCACCCATGGCCGCGCGAACGTCGTAATGGGCAATCCATACCTCATCACCAACAGCGCCGGGTCGGTAGTAGTCGATCTCGAGTGCGCCCCCATCATCGGATTCCGCAACGGCCAGTAGCCGCCGGCGAGCATCCTCCGACAGCCCTTTACCTTGCTTGGCAAGCATCTCTCGGACGATTGCCGCCGCGGATGCCGAGGGCTCATCGGTGGCGGCCTTGTCTGCTTCTGCAAGCTTCGAAAAGCTTGGCTCTTCTCCAGCGCCGTGCTGAAGCCACTCGATTTTTACACCCAGGCCAGACGCAATTGCGGTCATCTTGGCGGGGCCGGGCATTGCCTCGCCATTGAGCCATTTGCTTGAAGCCTTCGGCGTTACTTTGGCGATTTCGGCCAAGCGAGCGCCTGCGCCCCACTGGTCGATGCCGTGGGCGGATAGAGCTTTTTTGAGGCGAGCAACAAAGGCTGCGCGAATTTCTTCTATCTGAACCATAGGTTCAGCATCGCATGCCCTTGCATGTACTTTCAGTTCCGACATAATATGTACCGCAAGTTCATATTTAACTCGGAGGCCTTATGCGGCCGCTCAAGAAATCGATAGACGCTGCTGGCGGTGTTTCGGCTGTGGCTTTGGCCTGCGGAAAAACTCCGCGCGCCATCTACAAGTGGCTCGTCGCCGACGCTCTGCCGCGCACCGAGTACACCGGGGAAACCCAATACGCCAAGAAAATTGCAGACCTTGCCAGCATCAACGGCAAGCCGTTCGAGCCTGCCTGGCTGCTCGCCGAGGCTCACCCCAAGAAATCAGCTGCATAACCAATTTCAACAGCCAGGAGCATCGAAGCATGTACATGGACCCCAATCAAAAGCGCGCCATCCCGGTGAAGGTTCGTTTTGAACCAGTGCTTGATCGGATTCTGCGTAAGGCCGCGACCAAAACCCGTATGCAGCACGCCACCTACCTCTACGAAATCATCGAGTGGGCAGTGGCCAACGGCGTGATCGAAGAACTCATGCAGGACAAACAAGAAGATATCGCGGGCTGAAGCCCCTTTGGAGGGCCAAATGACCGTAGAGCTTGAAAGGCTGCCTCCGCAGACGCGGAAGAGGGTGGAGGAATTGATGCGCGTCAACGGCTGGAGCTTCAACCAGGCCATGAACGAAATGTTCGAGGCTGCGGTTGCCAGCGGCGCGCTATCGGTAGTGGGACGAAGGAAAGCACAGGTGCTTCATCTGGTGACCCCAATGAGGGCCTCTAGCAGGGACTCTTCGGGGTAACCCAGAGGGCCTCTGCCAAATCCGAGACGAAAAAAAGCCAGGTTCGTGGCCTGGCTCTCTTAAACATCTATGTGGGACCGATTATATGCAAACCCTCACAAACATCAATACCCCTTCGAATGTCGCGACACGTTTTGGTAGTTCTGAAAACGTGTCGCGTACTGTTATGTCTTCTCGCGAGATTGCAGAACTGACTGGTAAATCGCATGACAACGTCCTGCGGGATGCACGTCTTTTGGTTGCAGGGGGTGTCCTCAAAACTGAGGAGACCCCCTACATCCATCCTCAGAACGGTCAGAGGTATCCGGAATTCCTCTTAGATGAGCGTGACTCGCTCGTTTTGGTGTCAGGTTACGACGCCACGCTGCGCGCCCGGATTATCGACCGCTGGATGGAGCTTGAGTCGAAGGTCTCGCAGCCTCGCGAACTCTCCCGCATGGATCTTATCCAGCTCGCCTTCGAGGCAGAGCAGCAGCGTCTGCTGCTGACCATCCAGGTCGAAGCTCAGGCCGAGAAAATCCACTCCATGGAGAACCTCTTCAAGGAAGGGATGACGCACACCCAATTCTGCAAGGGCCTCAATGGGGTCAACGTCATGCAGGTGGGCAAGTTCCTCGAAGGCCGCAACTGGCTCTACAACGAGAGCAAGTCTGGCCTGCGCTTCCGTGTTGCGTCCTACGCCCGCGACAAGTACATGACCGAGCATCAGCACGAAGTCACTCCCCACGGCAAAGAGCCGTTCGTTTCCTTCACGCCAGTTCTGCTCAAGAAGGGCGCCGTGCGCCTGTATGACCTGTACCTGGCCGGCGAGCTGCCAATGAAGAAGACCTGGGACGGGCTGTTCACTCATGACAAAGCACTGAGGGCCGCGTAATGGCCGGGGACTGGATCAAAATGCGAATCGACCTTCAGACACATCCGAAAGTTTTCCGCATGGTGTCCGCATTGAAAGCGGACAGACTTCGGATCATTGGCGGACTGCACATTGCGTGGAGCATCTTCGACACCCATTCCGACGACGGTGTGCTGCACGGTTACAGCGTCGATGCGATGGACGCGGTGGTTGGCTGGCCGGGCTTTACCCAGGCCATGATCGAAGTGGAGTGGGCGTCCGTGCAGGACGATGGAAGCCTTGTAATGCCTCGCTTTGACGAGCACAACGGGGCAAGCGCCAAGCGCCGTGCGAACGACAATGAGAGGAAGCGCACCGCACGAAAGTCTGGAAGTGTCCGCAAAATGTCCGCAAGTGATGCGGACGAAATGCGGACCAGAGAAGAGAAGAGAAGAGAAGATCAAAACCCTCTCTCTGCGCGGGAAGCTGTCGACCCTCGCATGCCCAGCGAAATGACCCTCGACTGGCACCCGGACGACAAGCTGCTGAAAACCTACTCGGTTCACTCAGGCGTAGCGCTGGACCTGTTCACCGAAGATGCGCGCCGGGCATTCACTGCCCACTACGAGCCGCGCGGCCAAGTGAATACCCAGGCCGAATGGGTGCAGATGCTGGTGAAGTGGGTGCTGAGCGATCTGAATCGAGCAGCATCGTCGAACGTCAGGCAGTTCACGCCGCGCCAGAGCAATGAGCCCGACTTCGACAGCAATGCCTGGGCCGAAGGGCTTGTGGTGAGCCCATGAAGCTAGCGAACCAACTGATGGCGACCATGGGCAACCTGCCGCCGGCCACGCAGACACAGCCACTCCACGTAACGACTCAGACGGTCGACGTTGTGAACGACCTGTTCCGCCGCCTGCGCGGGATCTTCCCGGCGTGGCGCCAAGCTTGGCCGTCCACTGAAGCGCTGGACGCTGCCAAGGCCGAGTGGATCAAGGAGTTTGCCGACGAAGGCATCCGCACCTTGGAGCAAATCGAGTTCGGCATCCAGAAGTGCCGCAAGCTCAAGAAGCCTTTCGCGCCGAGCGTTGGTGAGTTCATCGCCATGTGCGTGCCGAGCCCTGAAGACTTCGGCATGCCTGCGCCGGCCGACGCATGGCTTGAAGCGCTGATGGGAACCTACAGCCATGAAGCGGTGAAGCTCGCATCGGAAGCAACGGGCCTGTTCGAGCTGCGTGCGGCAAAACAGGAAGAAAAGGGCCTTCGCGCCAGATTCGACCGCAACTACGAGGTGATCCTGCGCCGCGCTCAGGCCAGCCAACCGCTGGACGGCAAGATTGCCACCGGCATTGGCCACGATAGCCAGAAGACCGAGCTGGAACTGGCAGAAGAGTTTGCCAGCCAGCGCCAGGCGCGCCTGCTCGACGTTCAGGGCGTCCCATCCACCGGGGCGGCCGCTCGGGCGCAACTCATGGCCAAGTTCGGCAGAAAGACCACGGAGCAACGGACATGAAACAAGCAAACCCAGCACAGCTACGCCAATCCCTTGAGATGGCGAACGCCATGGTCAAGCACGGAATCCGCTTCGTGTGCATGCCGGTGGTTGATGAGTCCGACCACGCGAACTTGGCCAGCCAAGCCGCCGACCGCCTTGAGCGCATGGCATTGATCGCAGAAGCATCGGAGGAGCGGACATGACCGAATTCGTAGAAGTGAAGACAAGTGAAATGCTCGGTGCGGCTTTGAACTGGGCAACATTCTGCGCGATTTATACCGGCATGCAGCCAACCATCAATGTGATTGAGAGCACCTCCAAATCGATATTCCCTGGCGGCCGGCCCGTCACGTTCCCTCGGGCTGTGAGCCTTTCCTACTCCGGTGCCTACGGGGTTGAGCACCACTGGTACCCGTCGAGCGACTGGGAGTGCGGCGGTCCGCTTTTCACCCGGTTCAACATCGACTTCACCGTAGAACGCAATGACCTGATCTTCGCCAGCGTCTGCGATGACGCCGGGATGCCGGTCATGCAGGGCGAGGTCAATGGAGCATTCGCGCCCAACCACCTCATCGCCGCCTGCCGCGCCATAGTCGCCTCAGTCCTTGGTGAAACTGTAAGCGTGCCAAAGGAGCTGCTGTCATGACCACCAAATTCCAGATTGGAGCCGCTTGCAGCCTCGCAGGCTTTGGCATCGGTATTTTCTGCGTCCTGATCACAATGGCGGTGACGGCATGAGCGAAATCAGCGAACTGAAGCGGCTGGCCGAAGAAACAAAGGGCTGGGACAACCTGAAAAGCTGCTGGCCTGAAGAGACCGAAGATGGCGATCTCGAAGTTAACTGGTTCGTCGGCGCTGTCACTGAGGATGATGACAAATACCCGGTCCTTGAGGTCAACACTGCTCAATACGACGCGCTTGAAGATGCTGGTCGACTGGCTCGCTACTACGCCGCAGCCAATCCTGCCGCAGTTCTGGCCTTGATCGCCGAGAACGAGCGGCTCGCTGCTCAGGCCAGGCTGGCTGGTGTTTCTGCTGAAATGACGGTTCACCAGGCGGTTGGCCGTGCTGCAACAGAAGCGCTACTGGTCATGCATGAGCGCGACCAGCTCAAGGCCGAGAACGAGGCGCTGCGAGCCAAGCTAGAAAACCCCGATCCGATTCTGATCCAGTGCTTGGACGGCGCGATCGCCGAACAGGACCAGCTGGAAAAGGATGCAGCCCGGTACCGCTGGACCAGCACGGAAGGGAATTGGGTTGCTCGTATGTTCGGCAAGTGGCGCGCTCACATCGGCGCGTACGGTGATGCTTCGCCTACTGAGTGGTACGAAACGCGGGAAGAGGCTATCGACGCCGCCATGGGCAAGGCGGTGAAGCCATGAACGAGTTCGCAATCCGCAGCCAGCGCGATATCAGTCGCCTCATGGGCGTCCTCCACGCTACCGACTTCACCAAACCCAAGATCGTGGTCATCAAGGACGAGAAGCGCCCGGACGTCTGCAACCGCAAGATGTGGGCAATGCTCAAGGACGTATCCGAGCAGGTGGTTTGGCATGGCAAGAAGCTGACCAGTGAAGACTGGAAGTGCCTTTTCAGTGCCTCGCTGGAGAAGCAGCGCGCGGAGCCTGGCCTCGACGGCGGCTTCGTCGTGATGGCCGTATCGACCCGCAAGCAGTCGCAGAAGTGGTTCAGCGATCTGTTCGAGCTGATGCACGTTTTCGGCGCCGAGCATGACGTGAAGTGGAGCGCAACTGACCACTGGGACGGCCGCTATGACCAGTAACTTCAAGCCGGGCGATCTGGCCCTGATCATCAACTCGGCGGCGCCGAAGAATATCGGGAAAACGGTTCGGCTCCTTGAGTACATCGCTCCCAACAGCGGTTCCTTCATGCATGAGGGCGTGTGCTTCAAGCCTCGCGAAGTGCCCACTTGGATCGTGGAAAGTCTGGACGGATCGAAGTCTCTTTTTGGCGGGTATATCCAGTTTGAAATCATGGTCCGGTCTGGACCGTGCCGACAGCAATGGCTGATGCCCCTGCGCGGCGACTTCACCCCCGAGCAGCAGAAAGCCAAGGAGGCTGAACCATGCGCGTAGCCCTCAAGGAGAAGAAGGCTCCGAAGCCGAAGAAGTGCAAGAACCCAGCGTGCGGGGACTCATTCGTCCCGCAGCGACTCGGGCAGGCGGTATGTGGCTACAAGTGCGGCCTGGCGATAAAGGAGGTCAATCAGGCGAAGGCTGGCAAGGCGTTGGCCCAGGTTGGTCGCCGCGAGATCAGGGTTCGCAAGGAGAAGCTGAAGAGCAGGGCGGATCACCTCCGCGAAGCCCAGGGCGCCGTGAACGAGTACGTCCGCCTGCGTGACGCGCACCTGCCGTGCATCAGCTGCGACTCCATGCCGAACGACAATGACCTGATGACCGGCAGCCGTTGGGACGCTGGTCACTACCGATCTGTCGGCGCCTGTCCTGAGCTGCGCTTCGAGCCGCTGAACATTCATCGCCAGTGCGTGAAGTGCAACCGCAACCTTTCCGGCAACGCGGTCGAGTACCGCATCCGATTGGTGCTGCGCATCGGCATCGAAACCGTGGCATGGCTCGAAGGGCCTCATGAGCCCCGCAAGTACACCGTCGAAGAAATCAAAACCATCAAGGCCGAATACCGAGCCAAGACCCGAGAACTGAAGAGGGCTGCAGCATGATCTATCCAAGTGTTCTGAACGCAGTTGTCTCGGCCCTCGCGGCTGAGGCGATCGACAACACCAGCAAGCAGGCGTGGCAGAAGCTCTACAACTCTGCCGATGAGGAGGAGGGCGGCGATCTGGCTACTCTGGTCCGCTCCCGTGGTGCTGACACCATCGACCGCACGCAAGTGGATTGCTGGGTGTCCGCCCGGCTGCACAGCGCGCTTGAGCAAAAGCATTGGGATGCGCTGGTGGCGAAGTACAGCACCCATAAGGGGCGCAAGGTGCAAGCCATTGCGGCACTGCAAACCCAGATCAACACGCCGGCGCCGAAGCTGTTCCTGTTCAAGGCGAGCACTGCATGGGCTATCCCGCAGCTGAAGGGGGTGCGGCCGAAGGTGGCGACCTCCGTGTCAGTCGAGATCCCGATCGATGCGCCTGAATGGCGCCGTGAGGCTGTGGTGAAGGCTGCGCTGGCGGCCGGTCAGGCGAAGGTCAAGCGTGACAGCTCCCGATCGGCCGACATGATCGTGCTCAAGGACAGCTTTTACGATATGAACACCTGGGACAACGACGGCACTCCGGAGTCGACTCGCCGCCGGTGGCGTCAGGATATCGGCAAGGCTGCTGATGACCTGGTTAATGAGGCTCTGGCACACGCTGCCGACATTCTCGGAGGCGAAGGTTTGTTGATCGAACAAGCGGCGTGATTGCCTGTTGACATCAGTGAGCGAATGAGCGAAATTAATCCCATCCTGTCATTCCTGCGCGTATCGAGGAGTGACAAACGAAACCCGGCCACCGCGCCGGGTTTTTTATTGCCTCGAATTTAACCTTCTGGAGGTGCTCGTGAAGCTGAAAGCCAAAAGCAATCTGCTGGAGCGCGCCAGAACGGCATGGGAGGCGGTCGCACGCCAAGTTGGCGAGACCGATTTCTCGCGCCATCCGCGCACCGGAGAGTATCTGCACCCCGGTGTCGCCATGGGTTGGCGCATCCACAAAAAGAATCTGTAGTTTTACCTGTAGCCAGGACAGCCTTCGGGAAGGCCTGGACGTCGATAGCCGGATAGTGCGACGTACGGAATCAACACCGGCAGCCCGCGCGCCCTGACCTCACAATGCTGCAGGGTGGCGCGAGACTGGATCAGTGAGATCGATGCAAAGGGGCGTCGACGTTGAGAAGGCCTTTGGCCGACAGCTCGGAAAGACGAGCGCACCTATTCAGGGCCTCTGCACTCGCAGGGGCTTTTTCGTTTAAGGGGATCGAGATGGCTGATATTGAAAATCGGCTTACAAGCCTTGAGTCTTCCGTGAATGAGATCCTCGTTGAGATTCGAGGAATCAAACTCGAGGTATTGGCGGCAAAGGGTGAATCCGAAGCCGCCGCGCCATTGCTTGAGCGGCGGCTTCGGAAAGTCGAATCAGTCGTTGGCCTTTTCGAACTCGGAAAGGGCGTAGGCCTTTAACTCAGCCAGTGTCAGATCGTCAGCGTTGTCTGGGATCGCGGGGTAGTAAGTCGTTGTGGTTCCGGCTGGCAGCATGATCGTTGCGATCAGGTTCCAGTGTGGCCATTGATTGATGTTCCCGCAGTTCAGGTGAACGAGTTTGTATTTGCTCATACCAATTCCTTTTGTGGCTTTTTCGAGAGTGGAATTTCGATACTAGCCGCAAGCCATGGCCCGCATCTAGCGGGTCTTTCGTTTTCGGCTCCCCACACCCATTGCTCCGAGCTGGGAGTGCAGCGGAGCCAATTCTTCATGGAGCGACGATGGATCCTACTGACCTCGGCCCAGGCACAGCTACCTGGCTGGGCGGTACGGGCCTGACTCTCTTCGGCGGTTTCCTTTGGTTGCGCAAATTCCTCTCGAAGGATGCTGCTGACAGGGCGATGGATAACGCTGACATTTTCACGCTTCGCCGACTGAATGAGCTGTTGGACTCCGAGCGTGTTGCGCGAAAGGAAGCCGAAGCCCGCGCTGATCAGTTCGCCAAGGAGCGCAACGAGCTCGCCGCAGCAGTAGGGCGGATGGAGGGGAAGATCGAAGCCCTCACCAGCCAGGTCGCACAGCTCACCGCAACGGTTACCTCGCAGAGCGAAGAGATCGCCCGACTGCGTACCAAGCTGGGAGGCATCAACTGATGGACAGATGCGCTATGGAATTCATTGCTCGCCGCTGGTGGCGTCGGGCAGAGGTCTGGGTGATCGCAGCGCTGTTGCTCGCTGGCGGCCTGATCCTCGGCTTCCAAGCTGGTGTGTGGTCAGCCAGCAGTGAACAGACGAAGCAGCTCGCCGAGGTTCGCGCAGCTTACGACGCCGCGCTGGGCAAACGTGATGTTCGCCTCAACAGCCTGGCAGAGAAGGCGCAGGACGCGGCAGTGAAGGTGCAAGAGGCATCGAATTCTGCAGTCCAGGCTGCCGACACCGCGAGCAAGGCAGCGGAGAAGGTCAACGAAGCCGTCGAACGGCAGTCTCCATGAGTGCCTTACTGAAGTTGGTTCCGGCATGGATGTGGGTGGCTCTGGCCGCGATGGCAGCCGTCGGTTATCTATCGCTGCGACTGGATCGCGTGAAGGACGATCGGGCAGCCATCACCGCCGAGCGCGACACTGCCACCGCCCGTGTGGACTCGCTCACCAACACGCTCCGCATACAGCGCGAGATCACCACTGACATCAACCGAGTCTCCGACGATGCGAAAGCCAAGACCGAGCATGTGTCGGCTGCCGTTGTTGTTGCTGATAACCGGGCTCGCAGCCTGCAGCAGCAAATCGCCGACCTCCTCGCCAAGAGAAAGTCTTGTGCTGCCGAGGTTGCCAGAGGAAGCAAGGCAAGAGCCAACCTTACCGTTCTGCTCGCCGAACTGCGTAGAAGCGCTGACGAAGAAGCGGGAAGACTGGCAGAAGCGCTTGATCGAAGCCGAATAGCCGGCTTTGCGTGTGAGGCGGCATACGCGGCTGCGCAGAAGGGCACTTAAACCTCGCTAACAAAGAATAGCCAACGGAGGTCAGTCGCCGTCTTTCTTCACCAAGCGAAGATTGGGTCCGTCAGGCCTGGTTGTTTTTTCATATCGCATCCCAATCTCGGCTGCAATTTTTTTGAGTTCCCGGGCCGTCTCAGCGAGCTCTCGTAGGGCTTCTTGTAAGTCTGCTTCTGAAGCTGGAGGATTCTTTATCATCTGGTCATAGCGTTCTTGCAGTGACGTGTATTCGTCTGAGAGAAGATCTATATCACTCATAGCAACCTGCCTCATGTGCTCTGTATGTGTAATCGGGACACCTGGTCGGTCGGCATCGCTGACTCATAAGAGTTAAAGGGAAAGGCAGATTGCCTCCACCGCGTGTCTTTTGCCAGCATTTATTGGTCGGCTCTTACCATGAAGTACGCGACACGTTTCGCGAATCAACAAATTGTGTCGCGACACCGGGCTGAAAGTGATCTACGTAATCAAGCAGCGCTTATGGTGGACTTGAAATAGAACTCCGAATGAACATGCTTTCGAAGCAGTCCGCGTTAAGTCTCTCGCACTCCGCATCAGCTTCTGCTCGGGTTAGAACCCAAAACTCTAGCCGTTGCTTTTTTTCATTGTCGTAAATGTTGAATCCGGAGGGAGCTGTGGTGCTGTAAAAGCGCACACCGCTTCGCCAGGTGCCCGTTTCTTTAGGGGTTGCCGGGATGGTGACAAATCTATGCATCATGCTTGTTCCTCTAAGACAAGTCGGTGGCAGGTAAAAGGAATAGCGGCTACTGGCCATTCGATCAAGTGACGCCGGATTGCTTCCGACGGACAGTCTGTTGCACCGAATACTCATTCGAATGTGCATGTAGAGTTGCGAATTGATCGCGTTTCATATGTGTAAAATTTTCGGACTATTGAGGCTCAGTAAAACGCATGACAACCAAGCAACCCGAATGGGAGGCCGCATGAACAGGCCGGTGCCCTCGGCGTCATTGCTTGAGCTGTCAGAGCTATCTGAATTTGGTATTCGTCTGATACCTGCGCCAGAAGTGTGGGAATGGCTCCAAGCCGAGATCCTCGCTGACACCGGCAGCATCCACAACCCAGACCACGCCCATCTGATCGATGCGGACGTGAGAGTCATGTGGGCGTCTGCTGCCTTCACGAAGAAGGGGCGTACGGTCGTTGGCCAGGCCGAACAGGTAGCGTTCCGCGCCGGTGGTTGGCAGAAAGCGAGGATGGAACAGCAGATGCTGGATTGGTTCGGCGACGTTCCGTCTTACATCATCACCCTGGCTGCCGACTACTGCGCTCAATGCTCCGACGCTGACTTCTGCGCACTGGTCGAGCATGAGCTGTACCACATCGCCCAGGCTACCGATCAGTACGGCGCACCCAAGTTCACCCAAGAAGGATTGCCCAAGCTTGAGATGCGCGGACACGACGTTGAAGAGTTCGTCGGTGTGGTGCGTCGGTATGGGGCGAGCCCTCAAGTGCAAGAGCTTGTGGACGCTGCAAACAATCCTGCTGAGGTGGGGAAATTGAACATTTCGAGGGCCTGCGGAACCTGTCTGCTCAAGTCGGCCTGAGGTTAGACAGCAATAGACGGAACCCAATCCTATGGCAGCCCTGAGCAGCGAGGTGAAGGCCTTCATCGTTCAGGCGTTGGCCTGCTTCGACACACCCTCCCAGGTGGCAGAGGCCGTCAAGCGCGAATTCAACATCGATGTGACTCGCCAGCAGGTGGAGACACACGACCCTACCAAGCGATGCAGCAAGACACTCGCCAAGCGGTGGGTTGAGATGTTTCACGACGCCCGCAAGCGATTCCGGGAGGAGACGGTAGACATCCCGATCGCCAATCGCGCCTTTCGACTGCGCGCCATGAGCAGGTATGTGGAGAAGGCCGAGTCGATGAAGAACATCGGGCTGGCTATGCAGATCCTTGAGCAGGCGGCGAAGGAAGTCGGGGACGCTTACGTCAATCGCCGAGTCGAGCCAGACAAGTCGCTGGACGACGAGATCAAGCGCCTCAACATCCAAAAGTTGCAGCGAGAACTGGAAGACCCAAATAAGGGCCTGCCCGAGCCCAAGCAAGTAATCATCGGGGTAGAAGATGCAAGCGACCCTGAAGCTGAATAAGCCGCAGTTCGAGTTCATCAGTCACCCCAAGAAGTTTTCAGCGTTCGTCGGCGGCTACCGTAGCGGAAAGACGTTCGTGGGATGTGTCCGGATGTGCATCAACGCACTGGAGCATCCAGGCATTCCTCAGGGCTACTTCGCGCCGACCTATCCGCAGATCGCGGACATCTTCTACGACACCATGCCGGTGGTGGCCGAGGCTTTCGGTCTGTTCGCCGACATCGTGCCGAGCAAGAAGCGCGTGTACCTACGCGACAACCGAGGACGGTGCCTGTCGACGATCGTCTGCAAGAGCATGGAACACCCGCACCGCATCGTTGGATTCAACATCGCTCATGCACTGGTCGACGAGATCGACTGCATGGCGATCAAGAAGGCCGACAGCGCTTGGAAGAAGATCATCGCGCGGATGTCCACCGTGTGGCCTACCCGAGCAATGAACACCATCGACGTCACCACGACGCCGGAGGGCTTCAACTGGGTCTATCGCAAGTTCGTCAAGGAGCTTGCCGCCAACCCGAGCCAGCGCCCGTTGTACGGCATCGTGCACGCTTCGACGCGGCAAAACGCGAAGAACCTGCCGAAGGACTACATCAAGTCACTGCGTGAGTCATACCCGGCCAACCTGGTGGACGCGTACATCGACGGCCTGTTCGTCAACCTGACGTCCGGCAGCGTGTATCCAAACTTCTGCCGCAAGCAGAACCATACGGACGCCACAATTCGCCCGGGCGAGCAGTTGCACATCGGCATGGACTTCAACATCAACCGGATGGCCGCGACGGTGCATGTCATTCGTGACGGTCTGCCGCTTCTGTTGGAGGAGGCCACGCACCTGTTCGACACGCCCGCGATGATCGTTGAGCTCAAACGGCGGTACCCGGGCCACAGCATCACGGTTTACCCGGACGCCAGCGGCAAGAACCGCAAGAGCGTCAGCGGTAGTGAGTCGGATCACAGTTTGCTCCGCGCCGCCGGCTTCATGGTCATGGTTAACCCGTCGAACCCAGCGGTTCGTGATCGGGTGCTGGCCGTGAACGCCATGTTCCTCAACATCGATCAAAAACGCCGCTACCGGGTGAACACCGACAACTGTCCGGTGAGTACGCAGGTACTCGAGCAGCAGGCCTACGACGAAAAAGGCGAACCCAACAAGGACGGCACTGAAGACCCGGTCGACGCACTCGGCTACTTCATTGTCCAGCGCTTCCCGATTGCGGGCAGCTACACACTCGCGAACGTGAGCGACCAATGAGCGCATTCACTTATCTGAAAGACAGCCTGCAGAACCTGGTCGCAGGACTGGGCACCGCGCGCGACAAGGCATCGCACTCGCACTATGCGCTCCCGGTGATGGACGATCAGCAATTGCTGAACGCCTTCCGTGGATCGTGGACGGCGCAGAAGGGCGTGAGCATCCCGGCCGTAGATGCGTGCCGCAACTGGCGCAACTGGCAGGCCGACAAGGCTCAGATCGAGCTGATCGAGGCCGAAGAAGATCGCCTCAACGTCAAGGGCAAGATTCTGGAGGCCCTATTGAAGGCCCGACTGTTCGGCGGCGCCGCAGTGTTCATCGGCACCGGTGAGCGTGACACGGCGTCTGAGCTGAAGCCGGATCGAGTCGGAAAGGGCGGCATCAAGTACCTGACGGTGATGACTCGCCGCCAACTCAGCGCCACGGAGATCGAGCAGGATCCGCAAAGCCCACGCTTCGGCAAGCCCAAGGCCTACCGGCTGCCCGGTTCGACGGTGGAGATTCACCCGTCGCGCCTTGTCATCTTTGTAGGCGTGCCGCATCCAGACCCCGAGCTTGCCATAGGCACGGGCTTCGGCTGGGGTGATTCGGTGCTGCTGGCAGCGATGCCGGCCGTGCGTCACTACGACGAGACAGTGGCCAACGTGGTCAGCCTGGTCTACGAGGCCAAGATCGACGTCATCAACATTCCGAACCTGATGTCGAGCATGCAGGACAAGAACTACGAGCGCTTGCTGCTGGAGCGCTTGCGGCTTGCCGCTACGGCCAAGGGCATCAACGGAACGCTGATCCTCGACGGCCAAGAGACTCACAGCTCCAAATCGGCCAGCTTCGGCAACCTGCCGGAGGTGATCGCCAAGACCGAGCAAGGCGTGGCCGGCGCGTTCGATATCCCCGGCACCCGCATGCTCGGTCAGTCCTCGACAGGGCTGGGCGCCAATGGCGAAGAGAACACCCGCAATTACTACGACAACGTCGCGTCACGCCAGAAGCTGGAGATCAAGCCAGCCATGAGCGTGCTGGATGAGAGCTTGATCCGCTCTGCGCTCGGTAGCCGCCCGAAAGAAGTCCACTACACCTGGGCGCCACTCTGGCAGGCCACGGCGAAAGAGCGTGCCGATATCGGCAAGACCACCGCCGATACGATCAAGGCGCTGAAAGACTCCGGACTGTTCCCTGAGGATGCGCTTTCGACTGCTTCGGTGAACCTGTTGGTTGAACTGAGCGTTATGCCAGGGTTGGAAGCGGCGATCGAGAAGTTCGGAAGCGAGCTGCCCGATGACGATGAAGGCGACGACCTGCCGAGCACGGTTGCGGATCAGCCGGTGGCGAAGAAAGCGATCACTGACGCCGCGCCTCGCTCCCTGTATGTGTCCCGCAAGGTCATCAACGGCGCCGAGATCATCGCGTGGGCCAAGTCGCAGGGCTTCGAGACAACCGTCCCGACTGCTGACCTTCACGTCACCGTAGCCTACAGCCGTAACCCGGTCGATTGGATGAAGGTCGGCGAGTCATGGTCGGGCGATGGCAAGGGCCAGCTCAAGATTGCACCAGGTGGCGCAAGGCTGATCGACAAGTTCGGCGAGGGCGCGGTGGTGCTGCTGTTCAACAGCTCCGAACTGGCTTGGCGGCACGTCTCCATCGTTGAGGCTGGCGCCTCTTGGGACTGGCCGGACTATCAGCCACACATCACCTTCACCTACGAACCCGGCAGCGTCGATATCGACAAGGTCGAGCCATACCGTGGCGCGATCGAGCTGGGTCCAGAGATCTTCGAGGAGCTCGCCCCATGATCTTCACCGACTCCGTGCCAGTCACGGGAGTGCGGCGCACTGAGGACGGCTATCTGGTGGCCGAGGCCCGAGTCGCGCGCACCGGTATTCAGGATTATCTGGGTACTGAGATCGACCCGGACAACGAACACGGCCTGCGGGATAAGCCGATCGTTCGTGTGTACCGGCCGGAAAGCGCGGTATTTCACGCTGACGCCATGCACTCGTACGCCTACCGGCCAATGACCAACGGCCACCCGGGCGGCGACGGCGTCAACTCCAGAAACTGGAAAGACGTCGCGATCGGCCAAACCGGTGGTGAGGTTGTCCGCGATGGCCAGTTCGTCAAGGTGCCGCTGGTGCTGATGGACGCTAAGGCGATCGAGGACTACGAGTCAGGCAAGCGCGAGCTGTCCATGGGCTACGGCGCCGAGGTCGTGTTTCAGGATGGCATTTCCCCCGATGGCGAGCAGTACGACTGCTTCCTCGGCCCTATGAAAATGAATCACCTCAGCCTTGAGCATCGCGCTCGGGGTGGCGAGCACCTTCGCATCGGTGACCAAAAACCACACACCCCCAAAGGAGGCCATGACATGGCTGATTCACTGCGGAAACTCCTTGTCGATGGCATCTCCATTGATGTCACCGAGCAAGGCGCCCAGGCCATCGAGAAGCTGAACACCAAGCTTGCCGATGCTGCCACCGCCACCAAGACGCTGACCGATGCGCACGCTACGGCGATCGCGCTGAAGGACGGCGAACTGGCCAAGAAGGACGACGAGATCACCAAGCTGAAAGCGGCTGTGATCAGCGATGCCGACATCGACAAGCGGGTAACCGCCCGTGCCGATCTGCTCACCAAAGCCAAAACCATCGCCGATGCCGACTACACCGGCAAGACCGATGCCGAGATCCGCAAGGCTGTCGTGGTCGCCAAGCTGGGTGATGCGGCCGTGGCAGGCAAGTCGAGCGACTACGTCGACGCGCGCTTCGAGATCCTTGTCGAAGATGCCGCAAAAGACCCGGCCGGCGACCCGTTTCGCAAACACATGATTCAGCAGGACGGCAAGACCGTCGGCGACGAATCGGAAAAAGCACGTCTGCAGATGATCGCCGACATGCAAACCGCCCACCTGCCGAAGGCATAAGGAGCACAGCAATGGCTACTTACCAAACCACGTACACCAACGCTCCAGCCAAGGGCGTGCCCGGCCTGGTCGCCAACGAAGAGAAGTGCAACAAGATCAGCCGCACCGTCTCGAACGCTGAGGGCATTGTCTTCGGCGCGCCTGGCTTCCGTGTGGCAGGTGCTGGCAACGATCACAAGATCGCTGCCACTGGCACCCTGTTCCTCGGCCTGGCCGTGCTCACTGCTGCTGTCCCGCCAGTTGCCACTGGCTCGACGCTGGTCGACGGCTACCCGCAGGACTTCACCGGCGCGTTCATGACCGATGGCCAGATGTATGTAACTGCTGGCGCCGCTGTAGCGCCAGGCGATGACGTGTACTACGTCGCCGCCACCAACCGTTACGTGACGACTGCCGCCGCCGGCGCCGTGCTGATCCCGGGCGCCTTCTTCGACACCACCGGTGCGAACGGCGACATCGTCGAAATCTCCCTCAAACATCGGAGCGCTTAACATGCCTCAAGCTTTCGAAGACGCTCAGTCGGCGTTCCCGTTCGTTCTGGCCCAAGGCCGGAACATCGAAACCCGCATCTACACGCGCCGCTACCCGGCGTTCAACTACGCGGCAAGCATCCCGGTTGTGACCGAGGGCGCGCCGTGGGCCATCGGTACCACCTTCTTCACCGTCGATACCGCCGGCGAAGCGAAGTTCCTGTCCGGCTCTGGCACCGACATGCCGTTCAACTCTGCGACCCACGATCAGGCATCGCACGACTTCGCGATGATCGGCTCTGGCTGGGAATGGAACCTGGAAGAAGTGAACCAGGCGCAGCTGTACGGTATCAACCTGAGCGGCACAAAAGCGGACTCCGCTGCTGACAAGGTTGAGCGCCTGCTGAATTCCATCGCGTTCGTCGGCAGCACCGAGAAGCGCTGGACCGGTCTGCTTAACGACGGCAACGTTTCCCGCGTCGACGCTGCTTCCACCGGTACCGGCAGCTCGACGTTCTGGCCAAACAAAACACCGGATCAGATTCTGGACGACGTCAACGGTGTTCTGGGGAGCATCCGAACCAACACCGGAGAGGTTGAATGGGCTGACACGCTGCGCCTGCCGCCGGACGCCTTCCGTCACATTGCTACTCGTCGCATGGGCGCCGGCGATGGCTTCATGACTGTTCTGGACTACCTGCGCAAGAACAACATCTACACCGCGGAAACCGGTCAGCCATTGGACATCGCTCCGCTGCGCGAAGCTCGCAACGCTTCCGCTGATGGCGGCGGTCGCCTGGTTGCGTACCGGAAGGATCCGGAGGTGGTTCGCTTCCACCTGCCAATGCCGCGCCGCGTACTCGCCCCGCGTCAGAAGTCCATCATGGGCTTTGAAACCGGGATCATCGCCCGTACCGGCGGTACCGAAATTCGTCTTCCGGGCGCCGTGGCGTACCTCGACGAAATCACTCCACCAGCAGCCTGATAGGAGGTCGACATGAAAGTGACCAACAACTCGAAGGCGCTTCAGGGTGTGCACACCACGGCTGGCGTTGTTTACGTCCTCCCTGGTGAAACGCAAGATCTGGACCTGACGCCAGAAGGGCACAAAGGCGCGTCGCGTCTCACCTTCATGAGTGTCGATGGCAAGGCGCCTGCCGCCGACGGCGACGAAAAGGCCGAGCTGCTCGCCAAGCTGAAGGCGCTGGGCATCGATGCTGCTGGCAACAGCAAAGTCGAAACCCTGCGCAAGAAGCTGGAAGAAGCCGAGGCTGCTGCCGCTGCTGAAAAGCAAAAGGTCATGGATGAGCTGAAGGCGCTGAACGTCGAGTTCGACGCCGAAGCAAATCTGGAAGCCCTGCAGGCCGCACTGGCCTCCGCCAAGGCGTAACACCCCGCAAAACCGGAGCGCATGACGCTCCACCTATTCGAGATATCCCGATGCCAGACTTTTACGGAACCGTCGCAGCTGCCGACGCCTATCACGCTGCGCGCGCGAATGCCGCGTGGGTCGGCGAAGAACCGGCGAAGCAGGCTGCGTTGCTCCGGGCATCGGTCTATATCGACGGCCGCTACCGGAAGCTGCTGGCTTCTGGGGTGTGTCAGTCATTGTTCCCCGGCGTGAAGACCGAGGGCAGAGGGCAAGCCAGGGAATGGCCGCGCACCGGTGCGCAGGATTATGAGGGGCATGCAATCCCGTCCGATCAAGTGCCGGTTGAGGTTGAGCAGGCAGCGTACGAAGCCGCACTGCGTGAACTGGCCGAGCCCGGCAGCCTAAGTCCCGACTTCGTGGCCGCGTCCACAGTGAAGCGCCAGAAGGTTGGCCCGATCGAGGAAGAGTTTTCTGTAGGGGCAGGCTCAGATGGCGCGGCGTCGGTCAGGCCGGTGATCAGCATCATCGACGAGATGATCGCGCCTGTGCTGGTGGCCCGGTATACGCTGCCAGCGGTGTTCGTGGTATGACCCCGGCGCAGATCATCCAGACCATCGAAGGAATGGAGCCTGCGATGCAGAAGGCCTATCTGGCGCAGGTAAAACTTGTGGTAGGCGCGGCAACGGTGGCTGAGGTTGAGCGACTGATTGCCGAAGAGGATGAAAACGGGCTGGCAGCATTGCTGAGCCTGGGAGCGCTGGCCGCCTTCCTCGAGCTGGCTCGAAATGTGTACCTCGCAGGCGCCAAGTTTGAGATCAAGGCGATCGCGATCCCGAAAGATCTGGGCCGATTCGAGTTCGACGTCCGCAAGCCTGAGCCCGAGCAGTGGCTGGTGGAAAAAGCCGCCGAGATTCGACGGGATGCTGACGTGAATGTGCGCGAGGCGATCCGGGCCGTTATCGGCTCGCGCAGTCGCGCTGTTACTGCACCATCGCTGCAGGTCGAAGTAGGCGCCACGCCGATGACCCGTAGCCCACGGCAGGCGGCGCTCGATTTACTTGGACGAGTAAGCGCGCAGACAGGCTCCCGCTCAGGTGGTGTGATTGGCCTGCCCGGTAACTACGCGCAGTACGTCATCAATGCCCGTCAGCAACTGCTGAGCGGAAACCCTGACGAGATGCGGAACTATTTGCAGCGCAAACGCCGGGATCGTCGGTTCGACAGCGTCGTTAACCGCGCCATCAATGCCGGTACGCCTGTTGCTCGGGCTGACGTCGACAAGATCGCCGGACGCTACGCTGATCGGCTGATGAAGACCTACGCCGAGATGCTTTCCAAGGCTGAGGCTCTGGAATCCTTCGGCGCTGGCCGGGACCAGGTATACGAGCAACTCATTGCTCAAGGGCTTGATCGCGACTCAGTGACGAAGACCTGGCGCGATCGGGCTGACAAAAAGGTTCGGCACACGCATTCGGTGATGGGCGGGCAGGAAGTGCAGAAGGATCAGCCATTTCAAAGCCCGAACGGCGCGCTGCTTCGTTACCCAGGCGATTCTGCGCTGGGTGCTGGCTGGAGTGAGCGCGCCAACTGTCGATGCTCAGCGATCTACAAAATAAGGCGGAAGTGATGCCAGACATTTATGACCGCGCCAAGGCTACGGCAACCCGCATGCTCGCGCCGCGCAGCAAGGGCGGAAAAGGGCTGGAGCTTGTCCTCCGCCGGGAGATCGTTGGGGAATACGACCCAGATGCGCCGCCTGCACCCAGCGAGATGGTCGTGAGCGGCTCAGGCTTCCGCGAGGAATACGACAACAAGTACATCGATGGCACGCTAATAGTTCGCGGCGACGTGAAACTGCTGGTGTCGCCGGTCCAATTGATAGGCGAAGACATGCCAACACCTCAGAGCAACGACAAAATCACATTCGACGGCACGGTGTACACGGTGATAGCCGTTGCTCCGTGGAACTTCGCTGGCCTCGCGGTCGGCTTCGAACTTCAGGTGCGCAAGTAATGGCCAAACCTCATCATATGACCAGCCGCTACGGCGGCCTGCAGGGCGGATTTGCCGAGAGCCTGGCGCAATTCGCCGAGCAGGCAAAGGAAGCTATTGACGATCTGTTCCGTGAGGTAGTCATCGAGATAGGTACTTCGGTAATCCGGCTGTCACCGGTGGACACCGGGCGATTCAAAGGCAACTGGCAGTTCACCGTGGGCGCTCCTTCAAGTCAGAGCCTGGACACTTTCGACAAGTCCGGGCACGAGACCATTGCCGCTCTGGTGGCCGAAGTCAGCAAGCTGGAGGCCGGACAGGTCGCCTACATCGTCAACAACCTGGTCTACGCGATTCCACTGGAATATGGACACTCCCAGAAAAAGGCGCCCGCGGGCATGGTGCAAATTACGCTCGCGCGCTTCCAGCAGATCGTCGAAGAAGCCATCAGGAACAACCAGGTATGAGCCACAACATCATTGCTGCGGCATTCGAGTCGCGCCTGCTGGCTTGGGCCAAGGCTCGCGCCAAGCCGATCAAGGTTGTGGTCGAGAACGAAACCTACACGCCTGCCGCTGCTGAGACGTACCTGCGGGCTTTCACGCTGCCAGCGCTCACGGCCAGCAATACGCTCGGCGGCGACCATCGGGTCTACACCGGCGTGTTTCAGGTCAACATCGTTACGCCCTCCGGCAAGTACCGGACCGAGGCGAGCGGCATCGTTGACGAACTGGCAGCGCTGTTCCCGCTCAATCTGCGCATTCCCCGCGCAGGGCTTGTTGCACTGGTCATGACCCCAGTTGCGCCGGGTCCCGGGATACCAGATGGCAACACCTTCACGGTGCCGGCTTCGTTCCAATACCGCTCCGACACCACACCCTAATTCGCCCGTTGGGCAAACCCAGAACCCGCCATGAGCGGGTTTTGTCATTTCTGCACAGAGGAAACACAACCATGGGCTTTCGACTCCCCAACGGCGCCACGCTTGAAATCGCTTCGACCTACGGCGTTGCCATTCCGGTGACGGCGCTGAGCAACGCAAACCCGGCGGTAGCCACAGCCGCTGCGCACGGCCTGGCCGACGGCGACATTATTGCAGTTGCGTCCGGCTGGACTCGACTCAATGATCGCGCTGCTCGCGTGGCTGACAGTCTGACTGGCAGCTTTGCGCTTGAGAACATCAACACCACCAACGTGCAGCCGTATCCGGCAGGCTCAGGCATCGGCTCGGTGCGTGAAGTGACTGGCTTTATCGAGATCCCGCAGATCACTGATCTGACCTCGAGCGGTGGCGACCAGCAGTTCCTTACATTTGGATTTCTGGCCGACGATGATGATCGCCAACTGCCGACCACCAAAAACCCGATCAGTATGGCGGTCACCGTAGCCGATGACCCGGACCTGCCTTATGTCGCTGTTGTCGAAGCTGCCGACGAAGACAAGCAGACTCGCGTGCTGCGACTGAATCTGCCAGGTGGCAGCAGCATCGTTTACAACTGTTATGTGTCGATCACTTCGACGCCAACTCTCGGCCGCAACAACCTGATGACCCGGGTTATTACTCTGTCTCTGGCAGGCCGCCCAACCCGCTATTCGGCGGTGGTGTAACCCATGGCCAAGATCAAGATCTCCCAGAACCCGACCTTCAAGGCGAAGGTCGCAATTCCGCGCGTCGGTGCTGATCCGGTCAGTGTTGAGTTCGAGTTCAAGTACATGGATCGGCTGGCCTTGGCCGCGCACTTCGATAAGTGGAACGCGGCACGCGACGAGCATGCCAAGAAGGTGCAGGAAGACGGCCTGAGCTGGCAGGAAGCGACCGGCGCTGAAATCGCGCTGCAAGTTGGTCAGCTCAAGGACATCGTTGCGAGCTGGGCTTTCGACGAGAAGCTTTCGGACGAATCTCTGACAGCCCTGGTTACCACCTGCATCGGCGCGCCTCAGGCTGTGCTGGAGGCGTACCAAAGCGCCTACCAGCCGGCCCGCTTGGGAAACTGACCGGCGCCGCTCGCATCCTGTACGAGCAAGGGCCGTCCGATGCAGATCTGGCGGCCTTCGGCTTGACCAAGGCGGACATTCCTGACGTTGAGTACGAGGTCTGGCCAGACAACTGGTCAGCCTTCCTGCTCTTCGAAGCGATGTCCACCCAGTGGCGTGTCGGCATGGGCGGGGCGACTGGCCTCGACTACAACGCTCTCCCGCCGGTCGCGACCATGCTGGGCATGAAGCGGCGCGAAGTCCCTGAAGTCTTCCACGACATCCGTGTCATGGAAGCAGAAGCCATGCTCGTGATGAGCGAATCGAAATAACGGAGCCCGCATGACTTCTATTGCTGAACTCGGCATCAAGGTCGACTCGACCGATGCTGCGCAGGCGAGCTCCGACCTCGACAAACTCACTGCGGCGGGCGGGCGTGCGGAGAAGTCGGTCAAATCCGTGTCGGATAGCGCCGAAAAGCTCGAAGCTTCGTCGAGAAAATCCTCGGCACAGCTCAGAGGCCAAGCCAAAGATGCGGACCAAGCCACTGCGGCGTTTCGCAAGCTATACGGCGGAACAACTGCAGCAGAAGCGGGCATGTTCTCGCTCGGAAACGCCATCAAGAATGGCACCTTCGTAGAGTCGTTATCCTCTACGCAGGAAGCTCGGAAATGGCTGGATTCACTAACCGTATCCACCAAAGCCGCTGGCAACGCTTTCGTTGAGTCAGGCCAAAAGCTGACGCTCCTCTCCGCAGGAATGAAAGGCCTCGGCGCCTGGACAGGTCCGGGAAATCCAGTATTTGGGCAAATCAGCAAGCAAAGCGGCGAAGCTGTAACGAGTCTCGGCACGTTTAGCAAATCCGCAGTGCAGACTGAGATGTCAGCAAAAGCCATGCAGAACGCGCTGCGTGGCGTTCCGGCTCAGTTCACCGACATCGTAACGTCACTACAAGGTGGCCAGGCCCCACTGACTGTTCTTCTTCAGCAAGGCGGGCAGTTGAAGGACATGTTCGGCGGCATAGGTCCTGCCGCGCGCGCCATGGGCGGCTACATCCTCGGTCTTGTAAATCCTTACACCGTTGCAGCCGCTGCGGTGGGTGCGCTCACCCTGGCCTATTACAAAGGCAGCCAAGAAGCCGACGAGTACAACAAGGCAATCATCTTCACCGGCAACGCCGCCGGCACAAGTGCCACTCAGTTGGCGTCGATGGCTGAACAGGTAAGCGCAACGGTCGGCACCACAGGCGCTGCTGCCGAGGTGCTGGCCAAGCTGGCAGGCAACGGCAAGATTGCCAGCGGCAGCTTCGAAGAGATCACCGAAGCCGCCCTGCAGATGGAGAAGGCCACCGGCAAAGCCATCGAGGAAACGATCGCCGAGTTTGCGAAGATCGCCAAGGATCCTGTCGCTGCAGCCAAGGAACTCAACGACCAGTACCATTTTCTGACAGCCAGCACGTACGCTCAGATCGTTGCCCTCAAGGATCAAGGCGACACCATTGGCGCTACAAAGCTGCTCACTGACACCTATGCCAACACCATTCAAGAACGAACCGGTCAGGTCACCCAAAACCTTGGCTTGATCGAGAGCGCGTGGAACAAGATCAAAGCCGCCGCTTCTGGTGCGCTGGATGCCGCAAAGGATATCGGCCGGATCCAGGCCCTGGAGCAACAAGCAGAGGTCATTCGCCAAAGACTTCAAACGAATCAAGGACGCGGCGGGAGGGCGGCAGCTCTGGGTTTGGAGACCCGCGATACCGCCAAAGATCGTGGAGACCTTGCATTTCTTGAGCTGCAAATCGATGCAGAGCGCGAGCGCACGAAGTGGGTAGGCGAGGCGCGGAAAGAAAATGACCTTTCGGTTAACTCGCAGGCTGCGCTCAATGCCCAGTTGGCGGCATCCGAAAGCAACGCCAAAAAGCTCAAAAATCGTCTTGAGGAAATCAATAAGCTCGCCAGGGACGCAAAAGGGGGAACTGGCGGTAGGGTTTATACCGATGCCGAGCTTGAGCAGCTCCGCGAGGCAGCTCGCAAGCAATTTGCGGATAAAAAGACGCCGGCCGGTGCAGTCAACCTGACCGAGTTCAACGACTCAAAAAACCAGCTGTCGCTCATCCTTGGCGAATACAAAAACGCCCAGAAGGAACTGGAGGCCTCGCAGAAGGCCGGCATCATTTCGCAAGAGTCATACCTCGACCAACGCACCGCTCTGATCCGGGCAGAACGTGAAGAGGTGACTGGCGCCTTCGAAGCTGAGATCAGCGCTCTGGAGGCTGCCAAAGGAAAGGCCAGCGCCTCGGCCGCGCAGCGTATCCAGCTCGACCAAAAGATCGCTGATGCCAGGGCCAACATGGTCAAGGCTCAGAAGGAATCCGACAGTGAGCTCGAAGTCATCGCGACGAACGAGCAGGGTCGGCTCACCAAGCAGGCGCAGGCGATCAAGGTCTACACCGAAGCCCTCAACCAGCAGAACGTCGCCCTGCGGCGCGCTGGTGGTCGTGCGGCCGAAGGTGTTGGCCGTGGCGATCGTGAGAACGCGATCAACGGCGAACTGAACGGCATAGCGGATCGAGCCAACCAACAGCGTCTGGATCTGGCGCGCGACAAGGCCGACAAGGCCCGCAAAATGAGCGCCGAGGAATACCAGACCAAGCTTGACGCGATCAACAGAAGCGAAACGGACCTGAGCGAAACAGTGCTCAGCAACTACGAGCAGATGTCGGCCGCGCAAAGCGATTGGCGCAACGGTGCAACCTCGGCGTTCAGCAACTACCTGGAGAGCGCCCGCAACATCGCAGGCCAGACCCGCGACCTCTTCACCAATGCCTTTAGTGGCATGGAAGACGCGGTCGTAAACTTCGCAATCACCGGCAAGGGATCGTTTTCGGATTTCACCAAGTCGATCTTGGCGGACATGGCGCGCATCGCGACCCGTCAGGCCAGTTCGGCGCTGCTGAGTAGTTTGGTCGGAGCGGGTGCGAGCTACTTCGGCGGGGCTGCGGCCGCTTCGTCAGCAGGCTCAACCGCTGCGGGTTATAGCGGTGATCTGTCTGGTTTCACGCCGGGTAGTATCCAAGCGAACGGTGGTGCATGGTCGTCCGGCGTGCAGATGTTCGCCAATGGCGGAGCGTTCACCAACAACGTCGTGAGTAAGCCGACAGCGTTCGGCATGGCGGGCGGTCAGACGGGCGTCATGGGCGAGGCTGGGCCGGAGGCGATCATGCCTCTGACCCGTACTGCCGGCGGCCAGCTGGGTGTTCGCGCAATCAGTGGCGGCGGGAGTGGTGGAGGCAACGTTTACAACTTCCCTGTCGCGGTATCGGTGCAAACCCAAGGCGGTGGCGGCGCGGCCAGCACGGAAGACACAACACAGCTTGGCAAGGGCATCCAGCAGGCGGCAAAAACCGAAGCTGAAACCGCTATTGCCCGAGCGCTGCAGCCGGGCGGTTCGATCTGGCGTCTTACAAATGGGAGGGGCTGATGGCCATCGAGACATTTACCTGGCCGATTCAGCACGGTGACTCGCCCGAGATTTCCTATCGGGTGCGCACTTCGCAGTTTGGTGGCGGCTACAAGCAGGAAGTTGGCGACGGGCCGAACAACAAGGAAGACGCTTACCCGATCACCTACAGCGGCCCTCAAGCCAAGGTGCAAGAGATCATGGCGTTCCTTGATCGTCATGCCGGGGCGAAGGCCTTCCTTTGGACAACCCCGCTCGGCGAACTCGGGCTGTTCACCTGCAAAAATCCCGCTCCGACACCAATGGGGGGCGGAGTTTTCAAACTCACCGCCACGTTCGAGCGTGCATTCCATCCATAAGGGGCAACCATGCCACTGATCAGTGACATCCAGGTCCTTGAACCTGGCAGTGAAGTGCTGCTCTTTGAGTTGGACGGCACGGAATACGGTGCGGACGTGCTGCGCTTCCACGGGCACGCGATTCCGCACACGCCGGCCGATCTTATCGCCGCCGGCGACAACGCCGACCAATTGCCAGCGAAGGCGATTTACTGGCAGGGAAACGAGTACAGCGCCTGGCCGATGCAGATCGATGGCATTGAGGCGAATGGCGACGGTACGGCGGTTCGGCCCATGCTTTCGGTGGGCAACGTCAACGGCCGCATCACTGCGCTCTGTCTGGCGTTCGAAGATCTACTCGAGTTCAAGCTGACGATGCGGCACACGCTCGGCAGCTACCTCGACGCGGCGAACTTCCTGGTCGGCAACCCAACTGCCGACCCTACCCAAGAGACGATCGAGGTCTGGTACATCGACCAGAAGACAAACGAGGACGGGGAAACGGTCAGTTGGGAACTGGCCAGCCCTGGCGACGTTGGAAACGAGTCCATCGGGCGGCAGGCCACGACCCTTTGCCATTGGTGCCTCACCGGTGGTTATCGCGGGCCGAACTGCGGCTACACCGGGCCGTACGTCACGAAGGACGGCGTCGTTACTGATAACCCCGAACTGGACGAGTGCGATGGCACTTTGGGTAAGGGCTGCGAACCGCGCTTCGGCGGCGGTAACCCGCTGCCTTTCGGCGGCTTCCCGGCTGTTTCCCTGATCGCACGGAGCTGACATGCGAAAGCACATCTTGAACGCGATCCAGGCGCATGCGGCAGCCGAGTACCCGAAAGAGTGCTGCGGGCTTTTGCTGGCGATCGGTCGAAAGCAGCAATACTTCCCCTGCAGCAACATCTCGACCGAGCCGAACGAAGAGTTTCGAATCGATCCAGAGCAATACGCCGCAGCCGAAGACGTTGGCGAGGTGATCGGCGTCGTGCACTCGCATCCTGACGCTACCAGCCGCCCTTCACCGCGCGACCTCGCCATGTGCGAAGCGACCGAGCTGCCCTGGCACATACTCAGTTGGCCGGAAGGGGATCTGAGAACGGTAGTGCCGACTGGCGATGTCCCATTACTGAAACGACCGTTCGTGCACGGGGCTTGGGACTGCTGGCAGGTTTGCGCCGATTGGTACAAGCGCGAATGGGGGCTGGAGTTTGAAGCCTTCAAGCGCGCTGATGGCTGGTGGGAAAGCAAGGACAACACCAGCCTATACGAAGCGAACTATGAGGCCGCCGGCTTCTACCGCGTCGACCAGCCGCAGCGCGGCGACATGATCGTGATGGAAGTGGGGCGCACCGTTTACCCGAACCACGCGGGAATTTTTCTCGGCGCTGATCCTGCACTGCCAGGTGAGAATGCTGCCACGTTCGGCCCCGGTCCGTTCCTGCTGCACCACCTGTACGGCAGGCCGTCAGAGGTCATGGTTTTTGGTGGCCCTTGGCTGGATAGAACTCGCCTGATTCTCAGGCACAAAGATGCACAACCAACTACGTGATGCGGCGTGGCCGCGGGAGAAAAGTATGCAAAGTGTAATTGAGTCAGCAGCTAAAACCGCCAGTGGCGAACCGGTCTGGCGGCTAACAAAGGGTTAGTTGCCTTTGTTCTCCAGCATTTTTTCGATGTAGGAAACATCTTTCAGAATGACCTCAAGCGGCCATTCGTAGGCGTCTCTTGCTTCACCGCTTTCACATCCACCTGCAGGCACCTCTTTGAAAAACTGTGCTGCGCGTTGCAGCGCTTCTTCATTGAACCCTGGTGTCTGTTTCAATGCATGAGTAAGCGACAAAAGCGCCATGAGCACGCCGTGTTCAAAAGGTTTCACTTCGTATTTCACATTGACCTCCAGGTCATAAACGCGCCGAAATTGGCGCAATCCCAGTCCTTGGGCTTGCAGGCGAAGGACTGGGAAATCCGTTGCATGAGGGCAAGAGGCTACTATCGGAGCGGCTCGGGGCGTTACTGGTGATTCGTACAGCGGCGTTCCGGTGTAATCTTGCAGCTTTCCCACAGGAGTGACCTGCATGAAATTGATAGTAGGAGCGTTGGCGGTAGCGCTGTTGGCGGGGTGTGCGACTTCGCCGACGCCTTCCAATGAAGCCAGGCAGGCGCCGGCCAGTCAGCTGTCGGCCTACCAGGCCAAGCCATCAGGGGCATATGGGACACTGCAAGTGATCCGCGACTCTGGGCAGACCGGAAGCCTATGTTCAATGGCCGTTTTTATCGATGGCAAACAAGCCGCCAAGCTCGATCCGGGTCAGAAGGCATCTTTCTATCTGCCGCCTGATTCGGTTTCAGTTGGCGCCGCTTACACCGGCTCTGGCATCTGCTCCATGGGTGCAGCCCGAGTGGAGCGGGAAGCGATCGTGAAAGACGGAGCGGTCAAGAAGTACCGAGTTTTCACCGGGGGCGATGGGCAGATCGACATACTGCCCACGACTCTCTGAACAGACCGCCTCCGGGCGGTTTTTTATTGCCTGGAGAATGGCATGTGCTCAGCAATTACCTACACGCCAATGACGAAAGTCATGTTGTCCGGCTCGCTTGCGAAGAAGTTTTTTCGAAGCAAGCCATTCCTTCTCGACGGCGGATCGGCCGTGGAGGTGTTCCGTGCGCTCAATGCGACCATTGATGGTTTCGCCGAGGAAATTAAACGACTGGAGCGCCTTGGACTGAAGTTTGCGATCTTCCGGAATCGCGCAAACATCGGAATGGACGGATTCGATCTCGGCGGTACACGTGAAATCCGCATTGTTCCAGTGATTGGTGGCAGCAAGCGTGCCGGGGGGTTACAGACCATTATCGGCACAGTGATGATCGCCGCAGCCTACGTACTGTCATTCACTCCGTTTGCAGCCGCATCGCCGTTTTTGTATGCGGCCGGCGCGTCGATGGCGATCGGCGGCGTCATTCAAATGCTCAGCCCGCAAGCTTCAGGCCTCAAGCAAAGCGCATCCCCCGAAAACGCCCCGTCCTACGCCTTCGGCAGCGCCAAGAACACCACGGCCAGCGGCAACCCGGTCCCGATCTGCATCGGCGAACGCCGGTGGGGCGGGATGATTATCTCCGCCTCGATCCTAGCGGAGGACAAGGCATGACCAAAGTGACCTACAGCATCACCATCCACGACCTGCATCGACTTGAAGGTGGAGTGGTTTGTGGCGACGAAGCGGCGGTGGCCGTTCTGGACAACGGGCGCGAAATCCATCGAGAGCGCTTTTTTGGCAAATGCACATCGCCAAGCGGCTACACGCGAAAGTATTGCGGCAAGCCAGGCCTTACCGCCGCTCTTATCTCTGGCAACTGCCGCATGGGTTTCAGCTTGAGTGAGCCGGCAAAGGCTGCTCCAGCCCACTCATAAAATCATCTGAACCAAGCCGATGAGATCCGTATTCGACGTGATACCTAGGCCCTCGAGATTTGGCCTCGGCTTCTGCTGCCTCTTTTGAAGCATAGATGTCGACGAATCGCCATGGCGTGCTTTGCACGACACCCCAACCCAGCACGCAGTCTGCGTTATCAGGGTCTTTCGGAAGGTTTCTTGCGAGGCTTCTGATAGACATGGCCGCTCCTTGGTTGTGAGAGGTCAGAAAATTACTCCCCCAAAGCACGTGGTCGCTACTGGCATTTCATCCACGCTGTATGGACACCCACACCGCCCGCGAGGCGGTTTTTTTATGCCTGGAGGAAAGCATGGGCGCAGCAGCACAGATCGATATCCACGGCGAGAAAGGCGGCAGCAGCAAGCCGAAGTCTCCGACCGAAGCCAGCGACAGCCTGCGCTCGACCAACCTGGCCAAGCTGCTGATCGCCGTGGGCGAGGGTGAGTTCGACAGCGTCCCGACCGATTACGACATCTACCTGGACAACACGCCAATCCGTGATGCCAGCGGCAACTACAACTTCCCGAACGTGAAGTGGGACTGGCGCCCGGGCTCCGTGGATCAGACCTACATCCCGGGCATCCCGTCCGTTGAGAACGAGACGTCGCTGAACATTGAACTGCGCAGCGATTCGCCGTGGGTGCGCTCGATCACCAACACCCAGCTTTCCGCCGTGCGCATGCGTCTGGCGTGGCCGGCGCTGCAACGCTCCGATGATCAGGGCAATGTCGGCGGTTACCGCATCGAGTACGCAATCGATGTCGCCACCGATGGCGGTGCCTATCAGCAGGTACTGGTGGATGCAGTCGACGGCAAGACCACCACGCGTTACGAGCGCTCCCGTCGCATCGATCTGCCCGATGCCACCACTGGCTGGCAGATCCGCGTGCGCCGCCTGACGCCGAACCAGAACACCAACAAGATCGCCGACACCATGCTGGTGGCCGGTTACACCGAAGTGATTGATGCCAAGCTGCGCTATCCGAACACCGCGCTGCTTTACATCGAGTTCGACGCCGAGCAGTTCACCAACATCCCGGCTGTCACTGTGAAGTGCAAGGCGCGCCGCTGGATGGTCCCGAGCAACTACGACCCGATCGCCCGCACCTACACCGGGACGTGGGATGGCTCGATGAAGTCGGCCTGGACCAATAACCCGGCGTGGATCACCTACGGCGTTTGCACCGAAGACCGCTTCGGCCTGGGCAAGCGCATCAAGTCGTTCATGGTCGACAAGTGGGAACTGTACCGAATCGCTCAATACTGCGATCAGCTGGTGCCGAATGGCTTGGACGGCGTGGAACCGCGTTTCCTCTGCGACATGAACCTACAGGGAAAGGCTGACGCCTGGTCGCTACTGCGCGATATCTCGGCGATTTACCGGGGCATGACCTACTGGGCTCAAGGCCAGCTGGTGATGCAGGCGGACATGCCGCGCGCGCAGGACTTCGACTATGTATTCACTCGGGCGAACGTCATCGACGGCAAGTTCTCGTATGGCAGCGCCTCGGCGAAAACCCGTTACACCCGAGCCCTGGTCAGTTACGACAATCCGGCGAACAACTACGACACCGATGTCATTCCGTTTGCTGACCTGGATCTGCAGCGCCGCTATGGCGATCGCCCGACCGAGTTAAGCGCCATTGGCTGCACCCGCGCATCCGAGGCTCAGCGCCGTGGCAAGTGGGCGATCCTCAGCAACAACCAAGACCGTACCGTCTCTTTCAAGACCGGTATGGAGGGCGTGATTCCGCTGCCTGGCCACATCATCCCGGTGGCCGATTCGCTGCTCGCTGGTCGTGAAGTCGGTGGCCGGATCTCGGCGGTTGCGGGGCGGGTGGTCACGCTTGATCGCGACACCCAGGCCAAGGCCGGCGACCGACTGATCATCAACCTGCCGGGCGGCCGCGCCGAAGGTCGGACCGTGCAGAGCGTAAACGGCCGCGCCGTGACCGTCACGGTTGCCTATAGCGAACCGCCGGTGGCGCAGTTGCAATGGGCGCTTGATGCCGACGATCTGGCCATTCCGCTGTACCGAGTGCTGCGCACCAAGCGCACCACCGAGGGCGATTACGAAATCAGCGCGCTCCAGTTCGAGCCGGGCAAGTTTGCCTTCATCGACACTGGTGCACGCCTAGAAGAACGCCCGATCAGCGTGATCCCGATCACCGTCGTTCCGGCGCCGGCGAGCGTTTCGCTTTCGTCGACTTCATCGGTTGTGCAGGGTCTGGCCGTGGCCACCATGACCATCAGTTGGCCCGCCGTGGATGGCGCAGTTGGCTATGACGTGGAATGGCGCAAGGACAGCGGCAACTGGATCAAGCTGCAGCGCACCGGTATGACCAACGTGGACGTGGTCGGCATTTATGCCGGTGCCTACGTGGCCCGGGTTCGTGCGGTGAGCGCGTTCGACATCACGTCGCCGTGGCGCAACTCGATCCTGACCAATCTCAGCGGTAAGCAGGGGGTGCCGCCGGCGCTGGCGTACCTGACCGCAACACCGTTGCTGTTCGGTATCTACCTGAAGTGGGGTTTCCCTGCTGGCGCCGAGGATAGTCAGCGCACGGAGATCTGGTACGGGCCGACGACCTCGCTGGAGGCCGCGACCAAGCTGACCGATCTGGCCTATCCGCAGAGTGACTTCTCCATGCTGGGGCTGTCTGCAGGCGTGACCTTCTACTTCTGGGGTCGCATCGTCGACAAGATCGGCAATATCGGGCCGTGGTACCCGATCGGCTTGGGCGTACAGGGTCAGTCCAGCTCGAATGCTGGAGACATTCTCGCAATGATTGCCGGTCAGATTACCGAGACGGAGCTAGGTGAGGATCTGCTGGCAGAGATCGAGAAGATTCCAGGCCTGCAGGCGCAGATCGATGCGCTCGACGGGCTGAAGGGCTATGAGCCAGAGCAGACCTATCTCAAGGGCCTGATGATCGTTGTTGACGGTAGGGTCTATCAGGCTGCGAAGGCGGTACCGGTGGAGACGCCGCCACCGAATCCGACATATTGGATCGACGTCGGACAGTCGGTGGAGACAGCCAATGGCTTGGCTCAGCAGGTTGCAACGAACACCGCCGAGATAATCGAACTCGACGGCGCGGTCGCCGCCCAGGCTACAGCCACACAAACCCTGCGCGCGGCATATCGCGAGGATGATGGAAGCGGTGATCTGGCGGATTTAATGAATGGCTGGAACAGCACAGTAGCGATTGCTACCGAAAGCAAAGTCAGGGCTTCTGAAAACGAAGCGATGGCCCAGCGCATCACTACTTTTGATGCTCAGATCGGAGCGAACGCGGCGAACATCACCGAGCTTGAACAGGTGGTTGCCACAAACGAGTCGGTGACCGCGACGAAGATCGACCAGTTGAATGTTTCCGTCGGGCAGAACTCGGCGGCCATTCAGCAAACATCGAACGCCTACGCGGACACGGCCGGCAAGCTGAACACGATGTGGTCAGTGAAAATGCAGGTCACGGCGAATGGGCAGTACGTCGCGGCGGGTATTGGTCTCGGCATTGAAAACACCGGGGCAGGCTTGCAGAGCCAGTTCCTGGTCAGTGCTGATCGTTTCGCCATCGTCAACACCATTGCCGGCGGCGCGATTGCGGTGCCGTTTGCGGTGCAGGGCGGGCAGGTGTTCATGAACTCGGCGTTCATTCAGGACGGCACGATCACCAACGCCAAGATCGGTAACTACATCAGTTCCACCAACTACATCGCCGGCCAGCAAGGCTGGATCCTGAACAAAGACGGCACACTCGAAATTAACGGCATCGTTCCCGGCCAA